GATTTTTTTTCCATTGGTTGATAGTTCGTCAATGACAACATTTCGAGCTACGATTCAAGATATTGGCTCATTAATAACGCATTCGTTATCAGCATCATATGTTCCATCCGATAAAATTGGTACGGTTTCTCATTCTATTAGTGCATCTTATTCTGATTATGCTGTGTCGGCCTCTTATGCAATTTCAGCATCACATGCTTTATTAGCAGATTCAGCATCATATTATCCCGCCCAAAAATTTCAAGTATCTTGTTCTTGGGCTTCTCGTTCATTACAATCTTATTATGCAACCCGTGCTTTGGATGTAGATACTCACGGAGCTCCATATAATTTTCCATATTGGACGAGTGATACTCCAGGAGCAGGAAATGCAAATTTAATAAAAAACTCTCCATTAGTATATTATTCTAATAAAAAATTGATTTCGGTTGATAGTGCATCCACCAATATACCTTATTTTTTACAATATCCCATTCATAGGCCAGATATTAAAATTTACAGATTTGGAGACCGAGCTAATGTTGCGTTCGGTTTTGCACCAAACTCGGGCATTCAATGTACTTGGCCAATTACATCTCATACATTTATTGGAACTGACCAACGAAGTTGGCATTTCAGTACAGCTTCCAATCCCCATCCTGAATTCGACCCTGATTTAATGGTAACAAATAGCTATTTCTCGGGAAGTGCGGGCGATGAAACAAGCGGGTCATTTTATACAATACCAGATGCCCCGGGGGCAATAGCATCTATATTCAATGGTAAATGGGTTCGATTTGCTGCTATCTTGGGAAATCCTACTTATTACGATGATACTATTATACCAGGTACTATGCCCCCGCTACCGCAACATCCGGCACATGGAATTTTTTGGGGAAATGGCGACTATAGAATGTACGGCCTTATTAGTCTTCAATTGGTAACTAATCCTTTTACGGGGGGGTCAAATGCATCATCTTATATTGATTTTTGGTTTCACCTAAATCAATGGAATCGAGGTATTAGTGTTCAAGTATTTCATGTTGGAAAATCTATTCCCCAGATAATAAGAGCTCTTCGATTTCATACTTCGAATGCAATAAAAGACCCCCCAATGTTTATTGATATGCTTATTGATGGACTTTATTCGGGAGGGGAAGAGCCGGGCGCTTTGGGAGAACCCACTTTAACAATAAAGGCTCAATCGTGGCAAGGAGTTCGATTTTTGAAATGGCTTAATGTTGACCCATGGCCAATAGAAGATAAACATGATAGTGACATTACTAAAGATGATGCGACTTTAATTATTCCTGCAGCACCCGGGTTTTATTCTAATGTTTCTAAACATATGAATTATTATATTCAAGGTAAGAATGTAGTAATTTGGCCAACTTATAATCAAATTACTCAGAGTGGAATGGCCGTTCCTTCAATGAGAAGTCCATATTCTCTGGCTGTAAGCGGGACTATTAATACAAATACTAAATTTAATTGTGATGGACATGACGGAATAACAACCAAAGTAACTTATGGAACAACTAATTTATATTTTTCAGGAGGAATTTTAGTTGATAGATACCCTCCAGTAGAACCTCCACCCGCCGCGCCGCCGCAGGTAGGAACTCCCTGTGGTGGAGGGGGGACTTGGCAAGGAGGGAATACAATGCCCGATGAACAGATATGGAATCTTGGAAGTAAAACGGGAATTGTTACAGTTCATTTTTATACTTATCAAGTTCCAGACCGGCTTCAAGTATTAATTGATGATAACGTTGTTTTAAATACAGGGTATCGGGGAGTAAGTTCCAATCCATTGTACTCAAATATGCAAGGTAAATTAAATGACTATTTGGCTACCTATGGTTCAGCTTCAGAAAATATGACGGGAGGACCAATACTTACTGCTTCATTTTGTAAATGTTCTTCTACACCAACATGTAAAGTACAAGTATTCGGACCATTTCCTTCAACTCAATGGAAGTATTGGATTAGTTGTCCCGACGAACCTATTAAATAACATATCCTTACATTTACAAGTAAACTCCCGAGTTTTCGGGGGTTTACTTTGTACAAATAATATTTATTATATATGAAAGATAAAATATTTGACCGATTTATTCGTTTTGACATTTTGCTTGGAATTACTGCAATTTCTATTGCTCTTGTAGCAGCATTTTTTTCAGTATATGGTATTGCTACGCTTTTTGCGGGAGCTTTTATTTTAACTTCATTTATGGCTTCAACTCTTGAAGTCGGAAAACTGGTAGCTGTAACTTATCTTTATCGTTATTGGGCTAAAACGAAAAAATGGCTTGCTATTTATCTTTCTATTGCAACATTTGTTTTAATGATTATTACATCAATGGGTATATTTGGATATCTTAGTGCGGCATATCAAACTTCATCTTTTGAATTTAAAATGGCACAAGAAAGAATATCCATGATTGAAGGACAAAAGGTTTATATGACTGATAAGATTTCACAAGCGACATCTCGAATTAAAACATTAAATGAAATGCGAAAATTACAAGAAAGTCGCATGAATGAATCATTAACAAATGCATTTATTACAAGAAATCCTATTCAATTAAAACAATTACAAGACCAAACGGCCGAAATGATTAAAGATGCCGATGCCGATATTAAAGTACAGCAAGATATAATACAAAAAACTATAGATGATATTACGGCTTTAGATAAACAAGTTAATGAAATGAAGACATCAGAAACTGGTAAAAAAGATATAAGAACTTTTCAATTTGTAGCAGACCAGTTTGGAACAACACTTGATAAAGTAGCTAAATGGTTTATTTTTACTATTATTTTTGTATTTGACCCACTGGCTATATCTCTTATTTTAGCTTATAATGTTGTTACTTATAAAAAACCATTAGATACTGAGCCATCACCTTCTACTTCTATTTCTACTCCTCAATTAATTAATATAGAAGCTAACCCAGAAGCTTCAAAAAAATCTTCGGATGTTAGTTCTCAAAAAATAGCTAATTTTACAGAACAATATCCTAAGCCCAGACCTACATGGTTACATTAATAATTAAAATTAAATTATAATATATTGACAAAATAATCAAATATAATATTATTACGAAGAAAAAATAAAAAAAATTTACATTTTCGTTTATAAGTTAATATGTATGCGTCGATTATTTGTAAATATATTTATGGACCAATCTGACATTCAATACGTATTAGAACTTTTAACCGATGCAATCTCTGACAAAGATTGGGATTTGGTAGAAGAGGCCAGCGAAACTCTAAAAGAATTTTTAGATGATAGCGAACATCTCTTAGAAGAATAATATGATTACATTTTTTTTGGCATTAAGCCTAGTTATCTCGTTAGGATTTCTAATTGCAACTTATATCATTATCAAGCGACTTTTAGCAAAACTTAATACTTATGAAGAATGGATAATAGATTTTAAAGAAGATGTTGTGCGAACACTTGAACAAATGCGAGAAATTGATAAATCTATTGTTTTTTCTTCTACATTAAATGAGCAAGGGTTGTTTGAATCGGATGAAATGGTTGGTGGAAGTTTTAAAGAGCTACTTGCGCTCGTCGAGAAACTTAACCAACGAATTCAATGAAAAAACAAAAAAAGAGTACTTCACGTACTAAAATTTTAAAATTTTATAACAAAAAACAGAAAAAAGTTATTTGTAAACGAAAAAGGCGCATAAAATTAAACCCGCCAATTATTATTCCTGATAAAGAAATTATTCAATCTTCTGTTAAAGCTCCAAGAAAGCGACGTACAAAGAATTCTACTCGAATGTATTTCACGCAAGAAACAGAAGATGCAATTATTTTATATAATAAAACTAAAGATTTAAATGTCCGAGAACAAATTTTTCGTAATAAAATTTTACAACCATTTCAAAAATTAATAGAAAATATATTTAATACATTTAAATTTTCATATTTTGAAACGGGTCCTCAGGATGTACAAAAAGAATGTCTTACTCATCTTGTAGCCAATTTACATAAATATGACCCCAATCGTACTAGTAAAACCGACCCAAAGAAAAAAACTAGAGCTTTTGCTTATTTTTCTATTATTGCTAAGCATTATCTTATTTTATTAAATAATACTAATTATAAAAAATTTAATCAAAGTATAGAAATAAGCGAAGAAAAAGAAGAAAATACTGTTCAATTACAACAAAATGATAAATATTATGCTCAACAAGAGTTGTCGGATTTTATTAAACTCATTATTGATTTTTGGGAAAAAAATGTTGAAAAAATTTTTACTAAGCAAAGAGATTTAAATATTGCAAATGCTATAGTAGAACTTTTTAGAAATTCCGACCGTATAGATTCTTTTAATAAAAAAGCTCTTTATTTGTACATTCGGGAAATTGCCTCTTGTAAAACACAACAAATTACTAAAGTTATTAACCGTATGAAACAATATCATAATATTATTCAAAAATCTTATTTAAATCATGGTATTGTTAATACAGACCGATATACTTTAACCTAATTTTTATTTATGTATAAGAATAAAAAGTTTAATGCTTTTATTCTTTTATAAATATTTTAAATTTTAAAGGTTTTAATTCCTTCTAACGTATATTTTCTTGATATAAAATCATTATAATAAAGGCAAATAAATGTATTAGATAACTATTTATATATTATGGCAGACTTAGATTTTGAAGTATATGAAGGCAAAACTTTTAAAGAGTTATGCAAAGAAATTGTAGAAAGGAGTGTATCGAAAAAAGACCAACTTGATACACTTATTGGGGACCTTCGCACACTGATTAAAGGTCCTAATGATGTTGGTCAATTTATGCCTCGTATTAAAGAACTTCTTGAAGTGGGGGTTAAAAACGATGAACAGCTTATTAAGTTGGCAGCCGTGGTTCAACGCATTTCTTCGGCCCAAATTATAGCAATCGGGGGCGATGAAATAGGGCTGTCCGAAAAGGAAAAGGAAAATTTAATGAAACTTCATTTAGAAGCACAGGAATCTCTTAAAAATATTAAAAAAGAAGTAGAAGAGATTTCTGTTTCAAACAGTGTTAAGTAATTTATGGCTTATTGGAAAAATAGTGCAAAAAATATCAGACTGTTAGACAGTTATGGTATTGCTACGAATCATACTGCCGGCCGGGGGGGTAATCGTGAATATCACGAATTAGAATTAGGAATTGTACTTGATATTGTATTAGATTTGCAACATCCTATTTTTTCGGGGGCTCATGCTCAACAAACTAGAATCGATGATAAACGATGGCCAGTAGATTTAGTTGATGCCCCGCCTTCTAATGAAGACCCCGATTTAACGTGGATAGGGCGTTGCCTTGTTCGACCTCTTATTTCAGGAAAACTTACAGAAAAAGACCAACTTAAATGGGCATATCCTCTTGAAAATAATTTTTCTGAATACCCCCTTATTAATGAAACAGTTATTCTTTATGAGCATGAAAATGGAAAGCTGTATTATGGACGAAAAGTAAATTTTCGAAATTGGCCCAATAATAATCTTGATTTTTCTATTGAAGGTGCTACGTCCGGAGATTCTACAACCGAATTATTCAGTAAATCCGCCTATACGGGAAGAATAGAAACCGAAACTAATTGGCTGGCCGACTCGGGCTATCATGGATATGCCGGAAAATATTTTTACGGCAGCCCTAAAATGCGTACAATCCGTCGTTTTGAAGGAGACTTATTAGTAGAAAGTCGGTTTGGGTCTGAGTTAATAATGAAGGCTTTTGATAAGAATCGAGATAATGATGTAGGAGACCCCAAATATCCAGATTATGAGAATAGTGGAAATCCAATGATTATTCTACGTAATCGTCAACGACAATTGCTCCAAGTTGGCCAAACTTTATCTTTAAAACATAGTCCTAATCCAGCTACAGTAGTCGGAACAATCGAAGAGAAAAATGTAGGCGGATATCTTGAAGAAAATATTAATCACGATGGGTCTTCAATTTATTTAACTTGTGGACAAACTATTAGTGAATGGGTAACAACTTGTTTTAAAAGAATGTTTCATGATGAAAAAGATGAAGAAGTTACAAAATTTAGAGGACCCAGTAGTTTTATTTATCCCAATCCAATGAAGGGAGACCAAATCGTAATTAATTCCGACCGCCTCGTATTATCTGCCCGCTATGAAGAAATTTTATCATATTCTAAAAAAAGATATGGTATTTGTACTGATAGTGAATTTACAGTAGATGCACATCAACAAATGGTGCTTTCTACACATTCTAAAATAGTGCTTAACTCTCCCGCCATTTATCTAGGGGAATATGATAATACTGACGAGCCTGTTTTACTAGGGCAAACTACAGTTAATTTAATATGGGAATTTTTAGAATTATTTAAAAATCATGTTCATAAACATGAACATAGTCATGTTGATGCAGGGGAGCCATCTCCACATATGACGCAAGAACCTACGAATCCATTTATATTACAAGCCACGGCTCTTCAAGTGAAGCTAAAGAGTTTGTTAAGCCGGCGTGTATATGTTACGGGCGGGGGGTTTTCTCCCGGGCAAAACGGAGCATCTATACCAGAAGGAACTCCTCCAGTTGAAATTGATGTGGTTAGTGGGGCAGGAGTTCCGGGAGGGTTTAAGGGGCAAAGTTATCGTATTGGAGCAGCGGAAGCATCCGCAATGTATGGGGGGGCAATAGAATCGACATTCGGGCCGGGTGGAATAGCAAGCGATACACCTCCCTCTTCGCCCCAGTCTGGTCCAGATGCGCCCACACCAAGTTCAGAAACAACATCACCAAGCCAAGATTTATATAAATAAATTATATTAATATGAAACAGACTGAATTTACTAAACTTACTAAAATAATTGAGATTCTTGTTCAAAAAGAAATTAAAAAACAATTACCAAAGCTTATAAGCGAAGTATTTCAAACTATTGCTGAAAAATCAATAGTAACCGAACATACTAAGCCTATAATAGAGAATAAAGAAGAATTACAAGAAATAAATAATTCTAATGTTTTAAGGAAATCTTTAAAAGACTTATTTTCAGACGTAACTCCTGTAACTAAAACAAGTTTAGAAGAAGATAAAAACGTTTCTTTTGTCCCGAAGCAATTTACTAAAAATCCAGTTCTTAATCAAATTTTAAATGAAACGGTTCCTGATTTAAGACAACGTGAAAGAATGGTGGGATTATCCGCATTACAAGGAGGATACAATTCTCTTGGAGAATTTACTAATGAAAATATGAATAACACAGAAGAAGAAATAAATTTATCTTCCAATGTACCTAATATAATTCAAAATAATAATAATTTAACAAGTAATATTTCTGAGGGGATTTCGGCTCTTGATATAGCTAAGACCGGAGTAACCTCTCCGTCGGTGACCAGAGCATTGACTGATTACGGTCGTATGAAGAAAATTTTAGATGCTTCGAAAGGTAAACGAAAATAATGGCACTTATTCAAAATACACCAATAGGTATTACATTTCCTATCCGAGACGGAAAATCGGGATATTTTGAGCAGTCAACAGATAGCTTTACTGCTTATCGAATGAATATTATTAATCTTTTACGTACTCGTCCTGGGGAACGACGATTAAATCCGACTTTTGGAAGTCGTTTATGGAAAACAGTATTTGAACCAAATGATGAATTTTTATCTAAAAAAATAGAAAATATTATACGAGATGATATTTCACAATGGATTCCAGGAATTTCAGTAAAATCCGTAGAAGTAAAATATTTGAATAATAATCAAGGTGTAAATTTACGAGATATTTATAAAATATATATTGTTGTTTCATTTAGCATTAATTCAATTAATGTATTAGATTCGGTTGAATTAGTCATTGATGTAAATAAGATATAATATGATTAAAATGAAATCATTATTGATTGAGGAAGACGGGGTAATTAAGAAATTTATTTCTCTTTTACCTAAATATGGATTAGAATATCATGCACCCCAATCAAAATATTCATTTCGATGGCAAGGTCACATGTATCCTACGGTTACAGATAAAGACCACAGTGTAAAAATTGGACTTGACCGAACTGATATTTTTAATAGAAATGGTCATGTTTGGGTAGGAGACCCAACTCAACCATTATTAAATGGATATGTAATACAATCTATTATAATGATAAGAAACCCTAAAAATGATAACAATCTTTAATTTAAGAAGAATTTGGCAATATAATTTTGTAAATAAAAAGGATTAATATCACGGAGGCAAATAATGAATTCAACCACGCAAAAAAGTTTCCATCCAAATTCTAAAGATATACGCTACATTAATCGTGATTTTACTCAGTTGCGAGAAGCACTTATTAATTTTGCAAAAGTATATTATCCAAATACATACAAAGATTTTTCGCCGGCCGCCCCGGGTATGATGTTTATTGAGCAAGCCGCGTATGTTGGGGATGTTCTGAGCTATTACACCGATTACATTTTTAAAGAAACCACGCTTCAAGGTGCCACGGAACGTAAAAATATTATCGGTCTGGCTAGATATTTGGGATATAAAATTAAACCATCTACGGCAGCAACAGGAATAGTAAATCTTTCTCAACTCTGCCCGGCAGCAAATGATGGGGCCGGAACATATTTTCCAGATTCAAATTATATGTTAACTGTTAGAGAGAACACTCAATTTTTTAATAATCAAGGTTCTTATTATATTTTGACTTCGGCTGTAGATTTTTCTGTAAGTTCTTCGGTTTCTCCACGAAGAGAAGAAATATATTCAAGAAATGAAGATGGAACTCCAATGTTTTTTTTGTTAACTAAACAAGGCCCTATAAGTTCAGGACAAATATTAACAAAAGAAATTATAGTTGGAAATCCAACTCCATATTTTTCAATTAAATTATCCGAAAAAAATGTTCTTCAAATTATTGATATTACCGATTCAGATAATAATAAGTGGTATCAAGTGGATTATTTAGCTCAAGGTATGGTTCCAATTGCTGTTCCAAATGATGTTCAGTATGAGGGGTCTTTATCACAATATAAGGATTCGGTTCCTTATATTTTAACATATCTTAAGACGTCACGAAAATTTGTTACATCTGTAGATGAGAATAATCTTACTACAATTACCTTTGGGGCCGGAGTAAATGGTATTAGTGATGAACTTATAACTTTTGATTCAGATTTAATTGGCGTTGGAATGAGTAATATTAATAATGTTAATTTACCTCTTGACCCCAGCAATTTTTTGAAAAATGAATGTTATGGTATTGCTCCGCAAAATACTACACTTACTATTAGATATTTAATAGGAGGAGGATTACAATCTAATTGTCAGGTGGATGAAATACGAACGGTAGCTTCAGCAATATTTGATAATCCAGAAGAAGGGTTGCTTCCAGAACAAAAATCTTTGCTACGAACAGTAGAAAATTCTTTGGCTGTAACAAATCCTTCTCCTTGTACAGGAGGGGCTGATGCGGAAACAAATGAAGAAATTCGTTTAAATGCTATGGCTAATTTTGCGGCTCAAAATCGTGCCGTAACTCAAAATGATTATCTTGTTCGCATTTATTCTATGCCAGCACAACTCGGAACAATTGCCAAGGCCCAAGTTATTGCCGATTCCAATTTACAAGTAGGAATGAATAAAATTCTTCTTGGTGTAATTGACCAAAATAATATCGCCCAGGTTGTTGATAATAGTGAAAATACATATTTTCGTCGAATGGCATATGATAATACTAATCCATTTGCAATTAATGTATATATTTTAACTTATAATGCTCAAAAACAATTAATGCCAACAAATCCGGCTCTTATATCCAATTTAATAACATATCTTAAACAATATCGTATGATGACTGATGGTGTAAATATTATTGATGGATATATTATTAATATAGGAGTAGATTTTACGATTTCGGTTTATAAAGGGCATAATAAAAAAGATGTTTTAAGTAATTGTATTTTGGCTGTACAAGATTTCTTTAATATTGACCGTTGGAATTTTTCTCAGCCAATTAATTTAAGTCAATTACAACTTCAAATTGCTAAGGTAGATGGAGTACAATCTGTAATAGATATAGATATTTATAATAAAACCGCATTAAACGGAAATTATTCTCCAGTCGAATATAATATTTCTGCGGCTATAAAAAACGGAGTAATTTATCCATCGGTTGACCCGAGTATTTTTGAAATAAAATATCCAGATAATGATATACGTGGAACTTGTATTTAAATGAAAAAGGAATAATAATGCACCATTTTATTTATCCATCACAAGATACTTACATCACAAATCGTCCTCATTTTGGAACGTTAAATTTTGGTGTAGATGAAATTTTGCAAATAGGTACAGAAAATCATTATGTTTCTTATATTAGCCCAACCAAAGATTATGTTTATAATAAAGAAATTTTTAATAAAATAGGTGTACAATTTTTTAATGGTACATTTACAGGGTCAATTATAGGAACTAATGAAAATTCATATGCTTATTTAGATGGAGTATTAAATAGTGGTATATTTGAAGTTAATAATTTTGAAGGTTTAATTGAAAGTGGTTCTATGATATGTTTATATGGAACGGCTTCGGGTATAGATACACGTCCTGTACAAAATCGACAGTATAAATCTCAATCATACGTTGACCGGGCTTTGATTCAGTTTGACCTTACATCTATTTCTAATTCTATTTCTAAAGAAGAAATTGTAAATCCAGAATTTCGTTTAAAGGTTAAAATTAGTAATGAATACCAGCTTCCTTTAGAATATACCATTTATGCCGTTGCGCTCGCCGAATCGTGGGCAATGGGAACCGGATATATGTCCGATGGAGGGTCTGAAGATGGGGCCAGTTGGATATATCGAGATTTTAAAGGTGGAACTAAATGGGATGTACCCGGGGGTACTTTAACGAATTTTATTTGTTCACAAAGCTTCCACTACAAATCTGCCGACTTGAATATGGATGTAACACCCATTGTTAATCAATGGCTTGCGGGTCTTCCTAATTATGGATTTATTCTTTTAACTTCAGATGAATTACATCCTACAGGTTCAGGATTTTTATTAAAATATTTTAGTGAAGATACAAATACTATTTATTCTCCTTTGCTTGATGTAGGATGGGATAATGATTGGGAATATATTACTAGTAGCTATGATACAGCAAGTGTAATTATCTCATATTCTTCGGGGTCTTCAACAACTATAACCGATGGGTCTTCTTTATCGGGGGCGGGTGGGGTGAATGGAAATTTTAGCGGGTCTGCATTTTTGAATTTTTATTCTCATTATTTAACTGCAAGCAATGTCTTGTTTACAGGAAGTTTTGTACAAGAATTTACAGGAGAATTAATAGGTTCTTTTTATGGAGAAGCAAATGCTACGGGGAGTTTTATCGGAAGTGGATTATTTACGGCCAGCTTTACGGGGTCAATAGATGGTATAGATACTGAAGTTACAAATAGTGCCATAAGCGGAACAAATATTGAAGGTTATTTATTAGGAAATGTTTCAATGCCTTCTTATTTAGGAACTTTCGAAGGTGTTTTAACAGGGTCGGCTTTATCTCTTTATGGAACTGCATCCGGATATTATTTGGATGAAAATAATAATTATTATATTGGATTTATTTCGGCTTCGGGATTTTCAGGAAATATTAAAAATGTACCTGTTTTTGGACCTGTTGAAGGATTAATTTCGATTAATAATGTAAATGTAAATTTACCAACTGAAATTAAAACTCGTTGTGCTACTTCTCCTATGGAATCTCCATATGGAACGCCGTATTTTCCACCGACTACTAATGCATATACATTTCTTAATTTAGAATGGGTTTGGGGTGGAGATGAAGTTGGGTGGTCAAGAATTATTCCAATTCCTCCTAATGCATGTATTACAACTTCATGTGGAGTTTCACATTCAGTTCAATTAATGACGGGTTCTTTTACAGGAGGAGTATTTCAGAATAGCAATTTTACAGCTTATTATGAAAATCATAAAATTATTTTTGCAAGTCTTACAGGGTCATGGAATAGTTCTGCTTTAATAGGAGCTACTTGTGTTATTCCTATGCCTCAAATAACATATCCACATGTAACAGCTAAAATAAATGGATTATATGTTAACGGAACAGCATTAGGACTTTATACAATTTCAGCTTCTATTTCCGAATCTGTAACACAAAGTATTGATAGCGCAAGTTTTGTGGGTCAGTTTATAGATGGACCTCTAAATGGGGGTTATGTTACTCTTCAACTAACCGGAAGTGCTACTACTTCTAGTTTTGCTTATACTAGTAGTGTAAATTTTACATCAAGTTGTTTGCAACCGTTAAATGTAGAAAAACCATTTAGCATAAATATTGGAAATATGCAATCTGAATATAAAGCGGGAGATATTATTAAATTAAATATATTTGGGAGGAAAAAGTTTCCATTAAAATATTTTGGAATTTCTACACAGCAAGAACAGTACTTAGTTCCTGAATTCTTGCCTACATCGTCATATTATGCAATAAAAGATAATCAAACTGACGAAATTGTAATTAATTTCGATAATTATACACGTATAAGCTGTGCTTATCCAGAAGGTAATTATTTTCTTGTGGATACTACTTCTTTACCACAAGAACGTTATTATCGTGTTTTAATAAGAATTGAAAATGGCACACAAATTACGACGATTGATACTGGTAAAACATTTAAAATAACAAGATAAAAATATGGCCGATTTTTCTATAGATATTTTAAAATTTAAAAAGGACGGGACATATGAATATAAATTTGATAATATGGGAAATTTATATTTTAATAGTTCTTCCAATGATTTTTCACAAGTTTATTTGTCTTTACCTATATCTAATATAATTTATAATAATTCTAAAATTAAACAGTTTTATGACCCCAATTTTACTGAATTTACTCCACACATAAAAAAAGAAGAAACGGCGGACCAAATGGAATTTCTTACACAACAATTAAATCTTATTCAAAGAGAAAAGGAAGGTCTTCAATCACAATTAGATGCTATTGTAGCACAGAATACCAAACTTACAGAGGAAACGGGTCCTAATAAATTGGCAATTAAACAAGTTATTTTGGAACTCAGAAAAGCATTGGGACAAGGAAGAGTAGAGTCTGATTTTTCAGATACTTTTCCTTATACTCCAATAATAAAACCATCTTAATAAATTAACATGGATTATACATCATATAAATTAGTTTCCAATAATTCAAGTAGCTTAAATACAGGCTCATATTTGAATTCGACAGAATATTCCATGTTTATATCTGGATTTAAAGAAGACTTGTGGTATGGCCTATCTGAATTTGATACTATTGAAATTGGATTATGGGATAGAAAACAAAATCGACTTGGATGGGATATTATTCCTATGTCCAAGAGTTATAACACGGTAACTGTCTCACATTTTAATGCTTTAAATAATGTAGTTAGTTATTCATATCAAGAACTTAATACTGATTTTATTTTACATAAAACACAGGATTTATTAGTTGATACTCCATCTCAAGTATTTCAAACATTTAATATTCCTAGCGGAAGTTATTTTATCACTTATAATTTAACGCGGGAAATGGCGGGGTCACCCGAATTTCCACTTGTTATTAAAGACATTTCTCCTTCAAGAAAAGAATTAAAACTTTATCCATTATCAACTTTTAATGATTCTTATACAGCATTTTGTCAACACAAATTATTGATGAATGATGTATCTTCATTGTACGTTCAATCTTTAAAAAAGTGTCCATATGGTGACATATATAATAAAATTTTCCCTCTTTATCAGAAACAAATAGAAACAATAAAAAATTTATTCTTTATTTCAACTGATGGAGAGATGTTAACTTTCTTTAAGAACTTATATGAAGATTTTGTATTATATTCTTCAACGCCAATATTATCTGTCTCTGGTCTTAATATAGTGAGTCAAAATTTCATTCGACTCATGGGAATTAATACCTATTTTAATGATTATTTACTATCAAATTCGACAAAGATTGTAGATTTTGACACTATAGATAATAATTTTAAAGGATTGGTTTCGGCATCAGTAGAACGAAAATTTTCGGTGGCAGGAACATCTCCATCTGAAGAATACATAAAAGCTAAAGAATTTGTTTATGACTTTTTTACTAAATATTTCTATATTCCAATTTCAAATAAATTAAAAGAGGAATATAATGATAAATATTTTGGATACTTTAAAAATGCGTTGAATGTAGGGAATAATCGCTTGCTTCCAATTCTTAGCATTGGAATGATGGATGAACGAATAAATCCCGAAGACCCTTTTACATTATTAATTAAATTAAAAGATGAATTGCCATTTGATTTACCTATAAAAACTAATTGTTGGGTCTCTAATATTTCATTAGTTCCGTATATTATAAGTGCCATTATCCGGGAAGATGTACCTCAAATTGTACATACAATTGGACCTCCCAATTTTTATATTCCAATTCCAAATGCAAGTCTTACTAATACCAATATTTCTTACACAGCTAATGATTTAAAATTGGATGCTCAAACTGAGCGTAATATAATTGTTAGTAAAAATATTAATGAATTATCAGTAGATTATAGTGATTTTAATAATTTTATAGTCTTTTCATCCGCCGAGATGCGATTAAAAGTTTTTAAAAATAAATGTATTAATCTCTGTGGACTAAGTGCATCTTTAGAAATATTAAATAATAAAGCATCGGCTTTTTTAGCATCAAGTGGTAGTATCTATCCTTATTATGATAGAGAATATGCTTCTATTCAAGAACAAATGGATGATATTATAAATACATTTGATGGATATGAATCTTATTTGTATAATAGTGGAAAATACATTTATAAAAATAATTCGTTTGTTAGTGCCAGTTATGTTAATAGTCAAGACACATTAGCTATTCAATATGATAAAGATAATAGAGATAGTTTAATTAATACGTGTCCAGAACATGTCTTATCTAATCCCGAAAATGATAATTATATTATTTTCTTAACCATGATAGGACATTTTTTTGATAATATTTACATTTATATTGCCAACATGCCGTCTGAGAAAAAAATTGGCAATACTCCTACAAGTGAATTTACTCGTCGTGTTGTTGATTACATGCTTGAAACTTTTGGGTGGAAAGTAGATGATTCACTCGAACAATCCAATTTACTTAATAATTACTTATCTAATGAACAATTAGCAAATCTTAGCTCTATGTCAGCTGAAGAAAGGCTAAAAATAATTAGAAATCGCATTTTACAAATTCTTCCCCAAATTTATAAGACTAAAGGTACAGTAGAAGCTGTACGTCTTATTTTAGCCAGCTATGGAATTCCCGAAGTACTTCTAAGCGTCCGAGAGTACGGGGGGATTGCTTATAATGACCCCCATGCTTCTTATACTCTTTATGAAAGAGTTTATATGAGACAATGGGACACTTCATCAAGGTATGATTCATATGATTTACAGCTTCCTACTGGTTCACATACTTATATGTTTAAAATAAGTATAGATGGCGCTGAACCCTATACATATGAAAAGGAACAAATTCTTTTTGGACGAGTAGAAGATACAGACCGAGCTTCAATAAGCGGGTCGGGAGAATGGGCGGTTGGTTTTATACGAATTCCAAAGAAAAACTCAGGAAAAATATTTTTCCGCATCGGATATAAAGGGCAAGAAGCATTTAAGATGTATAGCCAAGAATTTCCATTATTTGATGGAAATATTTATAGTATTATTCTTCGAAGAAATTTTCCCGATGAAGGATTTGAATTTAATCCTAACTATGATTTAATTCCTGCCGAATTTGATTTAAATGTTAAAAGAAATGAATTTGGAAATCAAATTGTAAACTTAACTTCCAGTTTAATATGCTATGATTCTTCATCTAATGTACGTTTTAATCAAGGAGGTCGTCTTAAAATAGGAGGGTGGTTTGCAGATTGGAACGGGCAAGGATATACGGGATGCTTTGATAAATTTCAGGTATGGCGAGACCCAGTTCCCGATTCTAATATTGAAGATTATACAAACAATTTTAGTGCTTATAGTTTTCGAGGAAATACTTCGTTTCCATATGAATCTCTTTATTTCCGAATGCATACGGATTATCCGTTTAATCAAATTGATACGGGAAGGTGGGTAAACGGAAATCCATATTTTGCAATATCTTCTTCAGCAAAGTTATTAAGTTTATATGGAGAGCCTCATGCTAATGTAGATTATTTAATAAGTTCTATGGCATGGTCGGGTTCTACAAAAGTTGTAGATGGTTTATGTGGACCCGAATCTAAATCGGCATATCCTTTCCAATTTAAAGCTTTCGATTATCCTAGTACTTGGAAAATTTCAAAATATGGGCCAAATCGATTTCATAATGAAAAAACCCGGTTTGTATCACAATCGGTCGATGTTCGTTTTGATAATTTAGCACGTTCAACATATAACAATATTTCTATTACGGCCCCAGATTCCAACCAAATTGGATTTTTTGTTGACCCCCAAGATTTTAAAAATCGTGACATTGTTCGTTATTTTGGTGATTTTGATTTTATGGATACCATCGGAGACCCGGGGTATCAATATTCGGCAAGTTATACATCTTTAAAAATGTTCCGAAAGGAATATGCCAATAACCGAAATCAATATAGTGGAAGTCGTACTCTTTTTAATGAAATACTGACTTCCTATAAAATGTATTTTAATCGCTCAGTATTTGAAACTATTAAAAATGTCATACCCGCACGAACAAATGCCATTCTTGGTGTAGCTATTGAACCTACAATTTTAGAAAGACCCAAGTATCAAATTCGTCCTGTAACAAGTTCTATTGAATATGCATTGGATACTACTATAGATAAATATTTTAAACAAACATCTTCTTTGGTGAATATCAATGCTCAGATTGTTCCTTCACAATCAATGAATTTAAATGCGGGTTATGTTTTCTTACCCATACGAGATTATCCGGTGAATTATGGTGGAAATTATATTCAAGACCTTGCTGACCCATTTGAATTTGGTCATTTTGCTGGGGGCGTTCCTACTCGAACTATAGATTTTACCGGAAATCCTCTATATGGTTATGCTCCTTTAACAGTATATTTTAATAATGAGTCTTTTGGAGCTAGTAATTATAGCTGGGATTTTGGGGATGGCCAAACTAGCACAGAAAAGAACCCCGTACATATATACACAACGCCCGGTATTTATACTGTAACTTTAATGGGATATTATGGAAAATATGGATTGCATAAAATTCGTCAAAGTTATATAAAAGTAGTTGAATATAACATGAATGCATATTTTGAAGCCAATCCTACAGTTGGTATGGCTCCATTAGAAGTTAATTTTGATAATTTTAGTTTTAATGCCGATTCTTATCTGTGGGAATTTGGGTCTGCTTCTGTCACAAGTACCGAAATTTCACCCACTTTAATTTATTATAATCCTGGTATTTATAGTGTTAAATTAACTGCAACCGCACATGTACCAGGACCCGGCAGTACTCAAAATATTTATACGGCAACTCATGTTAGTTATAGTTATATTACTGTTAATGCTCCGCCACAAAATTGTAATGGACCTTATATGGAAAAATTTGAGGGTGGGAATTTTGGAGATAAATCATTTACTAAATTATATCTTTATTCATTGGGTTCTCTCACAACTCCAGTAACATTTAGTTATAATGTAAATAATAGTGCTTCCAGATATGTAGTTACTATAGATGGAGAAGTACAATTAGATACAAAATGGCTATATAGCGGAAGCGCTGACCAAACGGCAGTGGATAATATTAACGATGCTTTGTTACCATATGGTCCAAATCCAACACCTTCTTATTTATCGGCTTCTTTAACTCCAATTAGTAATGTTATTGAAACTCCAGGTAGTGGTACAATTTATTTTACAAAGAATAAAACTAATAATTTAACATATGTAAGTGTATATAATCCATTTAATACAACTTGTAGTTTTACGATGAGTTGTCCAACACCAGAACCGCCCCCATTTATTCCTCCGCCCTCAACACCGTGCGGACAAGCATTAGAAGTTCGTGGTGGAAGAAAGAAAGACCCGCCATATTATACCGATTATGTTGTACAACTTGGTTCTGGAACAGGAGTTGTAACATTACAATATAATTCTTTTACTATTCCTGATAGATTCCAAGTTATTTATGATGGAGAGATAAAAATAGATACTAAATGGGTGGGAGCAAATAATAGCGGATATAAAAAACAATTGACAAAATTGAAGTTATTGGGAGATAATGAACAAATACAAACTCCAGGAGGAGGGAGTGCGACATTTAAGAAAGAAACAAATTCAATATATGCTACACTTCGTATATGGTCACCATTAGACAATACTGCGTGGGAGGCTACATTAACTTGTCCACACTAAATATTAATTTATGAATGGAGAAATTGCTTTTAACATGTTTAAGGAAATACATCCGCTTTATGGAAAGTCGGAATTCCTGCTTAAACGATGGAAAAAATATACGATTTATGCTAAATCGGGGTCATATGTTCGGTCGGACAATCCTTCGCAAATTTCTATTTGTAGCAGTTCCATTCGACAATTAACAGCAACAGCAACTTATAATATACCAGATAGTCCAAAAGCTAATGTTTATTCTACTTGTTCTGTTTATTTATATGATTATGTAATAGTCAGTGATAAATGGTTTTTAAGTAATGTTTATACATCTAGTGCTCAAGATTCTACCCCTGCTTTAAATAATTATTATAAAGGTACGAATGACGATGGATTTCATGTATGGGAACATGAATCAAATACATGGCATAATAGTCCAAATTCTAAAATAAATAATTTTGTTTGGCGATATAATCCAGGAGCAAGTGCATTATTAAACCATCCAGTTTATGGATATTATGAACAATATAATCCACTTATCCCTCCGCCACCGTATAATGGAATGACAACCGAACAATATCAAGCATTAATGAAACGTCCAATTTATAGAGATGATGGTACATATTTTGAAATTGTGCGGGGATACCCCAGAAATCATTATATTCATAAGCGGGGTTATTTTTCTATGGAAAGATTTACAAGTTATGGACAAATAGGAAAAATTAATATATCTTCTTCATATCAAAGAGGAAGACAAACAGCTAATACAACTATAGGATTTAACGGAATTAGTGATGGTAGTGACCCAGTTCAAGTGGCACAAGTAACAAATATTAATCTTATTAAAACAGACAATATAATTTATCATTAAAAATTGTAAATTCAATGATACTTATAGATGAATACCTTTTATAAGATATATAATAATAAAAATATGGAGTATAATTTATGGCATATATTGATAATCAAACTATAACAGTAGATGCAATTTTAACACAAAAAGGACGCCAGCTTTTAGCAAAAAATGGAAATTTAAATATTACATATTTTGCGTTGGCTGATGATGAGATTGATTATACATTATATCAGCCAAATCATCCCAATGGAAGTGCTTTTTATGATATTGCTTTACGTAACACACCTATTTTTGAACCATTAACGGATGAAACCCAAACCATGAAATACAAGCTTGTTACTTTAAATCATGGTGTTACTTCTATCCCTGTTATTACTATTGCTCAAGATAAAATATTAGTAACAAAGGATTATGCCGGCGATATTATTATTAATCCTTCAACAAATCCGGCTTATAATTTGCAGGCGGGTTATACAGCCATTCTTGGAAATAAAAATGTTGGATTATTAATAGTTCAAAAAACAAATGCAATTAATACTGTTTCAAATGTAATCCCAACTTTTGCGGGAGACATTAATATTTCTAGTGCTCAAGTTGTTGTTGGAAATTCATTCCGTTTTGTACCCAATAGCGGATTAAATAAAACGACGACTACTAATTTAACAATTTATGGAAATGAATCGGGCGGAAGTACGGCAATTGAAGTTACCGTAACCGTTCCAACTCAAAAGTAAAAATATGATATTTAATAAATTTGACTCCAATCGAGACATAGTAGCTGGACGTACTACTCGTGTAGCAAGTGGATTTTGGCCAGATGGTTCCCCAAGTTGGGACCAAGGAAATTTTATCGATGATTTTTGGCGAATTACTGGTCCAGATACACCATCTCCATCGTACGGAACTTCACATTATGATGTTCGATATACCATGTATTATCTTAATGTATTTCCCGACGAATCTTCTTATGTCAATTATGACCCTTATTTTTCTATTGCATATGGAAATTTTTACGGAAATTTAGGAAGTGGGTCTTTTGAAACAGAAATTTCAGATATAGCCGCCTCTCCAACAAAAGCTATTTATACTCAATATAAAAATATTCTTTTAGCTAATTCGGATGTAACTGCTATATCCAATGGAATGTTTTCAATGTTAAGTGCTAGTACTACAACAGCTGCGCCTGATATTTGGATTATAAATTTTTCAGCATATAAAATGAAAGACCGGGTTGATGAAGGTCTATTACAATTAAATTTTTCGGGTTCTAAAGGCGTTGTAACATTGATAGATGATTCAATTTATACTACTCAAAATCAATATGTTTATCAACTTGTAACTGGAAGTATATCTAATCCTCCTAACAGTCCAACTTATGAAGGACTTGGTTTATTTTATCCTCAAGTGGGGATTGTAATTCTTAATGCTTCTTTATTAGCAAATCGAGTTGGTATTTCCAGTGGCTCGGGAGCAGGGCCGGGTACGGGAGGACCATGTGAAAATGAATCTTGGCCATATATTTCCGGAACATTACCAGGAGAAATTGACTACACATATAATCATAAAACTCTTTTTGCATCAATGAATGCGGCAAATGGAATGTTAATGAATGTTCGGAAATCAGAATATGTTCCCGCACGACATTATTTCATTCGAGTAACAAATCGAGATTTTAATTATAGTAATAATCCAACATATGTTTATGATGGAACTGATAAAACACATCCTAAAGGGCAAATTTATAATGCCGATTTTATTTCTGACCCCAGGACATATATTACTACCGTAGGTTTATATAATGATAATCACGAGCTTGTCGCTGTAGCAAAATTAAGTCGACCCGCTGTTAAATCGTTTGACCAAGAATTGCTTATTAAAGTTCGTTTAGATTTTTAATGTGTTTTTTATAAAATTATATGTAACAAATTTCCTTAAACATATAATACGAGGATATTTATACATTGAATGTTAAAACATATCAATTACCAAAATATTTTGACTACGCCGTTTGTTGCGGCTAAATCTCGAGCTTTATACAATATTCAAGGTGATGATGTAGTTATAACAGAGCCTAATATTTACTCCTCCGAAACTAAAGTATCTTTAGATTATGTTGATTATAATTTTGGGGACCCCATTCTTAATAGAGAGTGTAATATTGCATTAGAACAACAAGGAGATGACCCCATTGAATATGAAGAAGGAATAGCAGGATATAAAACTTTCAATTCTTCTTCCGATGAAAGAAATATTAATGGAACTTATAAAAGCCTGGTACATCGACAAATAAAAAATGCTTTTTATAATACTCGAAATAATCCTATAGAAATCTTCGGAGTTGAACATATTGATTTTCCATTAAGTAAAACTCTTCGAAATCTCTCGGACCACTTTAGAATGTTTTCTGTACCTAATAGTGTGTTTGGAGATAAGATAGAACCAAAAAGTGTTAAATTTTATGATAATCTCCTTGATGACCAAGTTATTATATTTGATGATGGATATCAAAATCTTATAGGTGGATATAATTTATTTTCAAAAATTCAAGAAGTAAGAGATTGGCTTATTGAAAATGAAATATATTCTGGTTCATCAGATTATTTTTGTCCAGTTTATGATTTTATACTTTTAACTGACCCCGTTGACGTTTATGCTGAACTCGGCGAAAATATTTTGTTTAGTGTAAGTGCAAGCGGAGCTCCCCGCCCCATTACTTTTCAGTGGTTTTCTAGTAGTTATGCCATGACCGACGGAGGACAAATTTCGGGAAGTACTGGACCAACGTTATATATTGATAATGTTACTTTTGAAAATGAAGGTACTTATAGTGTTCGCGCACATAATGCAGCTACTAAAGGAGCAACAAGCTCTATGGCTCATTTATATATTATTAGAAATCCTCCAATTATTAGTAACCCCAATGACGAATTTAAAGACATTGGCTCTAATTTTGATTTTTGTGTAACTGTTCTTGGCGGGTCATCTCCCATGTATTGGCAATGGCAATCAGGCAGTACTTTATTATCTGACAACGGTCATTATAGCGGAAGTAATACAAGTTGTCTGCGAGTTAATAATATTACTCTTGCTGACTCGGGAAGCTATCGGGTTATGGTTAGTAATATGTACGGTAAAGTTACCAGTTCTTGGGCTAATGGACATGTTAATATGAATATAGAACATTCGGCTCCAGTATCTATAGCATTTAACAGCGGGGATATATGGAACGCACCACCTTTCCCCGATTTTCCGCTATTTAATATAGGGTTTCAATACGGGAGTATAGATAATTATATAACTAAAGAATATGGATTATCAAGTGTAGGATTTTTATCGGGCAGTATTTTAGAAATTCCGGTGCCAGTATCTACACCAGAAGAAAATTCTATAGTATATTCAACTTTTTTAAGTGGTTCTGTTTTTGATACAATTGTACCTGAACCAGGAGGAAGCGATAGTCAATCTGTTACAAATATTTCATTCCTGAGCGGTTCTGTTTTTGATACAATTGTACCTGAACCAGGAGGAAGCGATAGTCAATCTATTACAAATATTACATTTTTAAGTGGAAATGTAAAATTAATTTCAATAGAAACTCCACAAATGAATGAAGCCAATGTAAATTGGTCAATAGGATTTAAAGATGGATTTATTACTTAATAACAAAGGAGATAAAAATGAATAATAAAAAATATAATGTGGGTTCAATAAAACAAACTCTCGGGGGCGCATTTAAAGTTTCAGTCGTTGATGCTAACGGAGAGGTAGTTTGGGAACAGCCGGAATATCAAAAGAATTTAATTTTAAATACTGGTCTTAATCAAGTAGCTTATACAGCTTATGCTGATATAATGAAATATGGTATTGTAGGAACAGGGACACGAGTAAATAGTGTATATGGAAATACATCAACTGTATCTCAAACAGGAACAAAAGTTACATTAATACCCGACGATTCTTTTGTTTCATTTACACAATCTTTGGCGGGTTATCCGGGGGGAACAATGGCGGTTGGAGATACTATTGTATTTGACACGCCTGAAAATGGAGTAAGCGCAGTCCAAGTAGTTGGTGGAATTGATGCAACAGAATGTACTGTAAATAAAAATGTAAATATTTCCACTACGAATTTTACAATATGGAAAACTTCACAGACCGGATTACAAGCAGAAGTTAAGAGAGCTGGGTCTGGAATAATTAACACAAATTTAGTAAGTGGTAGTGGTTTGTGTGGCTCTACGTGGAATGATAACGTTATGTCGATGACAAGAACATGGGATTTTACTCCGGAAGTATCTCCTGTTGATTATAAAGAAGTAGGAGTAGGATGGACTAGTGCCGTTGGAAATCCCGGCAATACTTTTAGCCGATTATTACTTCCAGTACCAGTACATGTCGACCCCGACCAACGAATACGACTGTCATATCAATTACAAGTATCGGTTTATCCCACCGAATCTATATCCAGGCCAGATGCATCTATTACAGGATGGAGCAATACTGAAGGGTCTGAATCAATTCAAAGAGTTGTTGCTGGTACCAAAGATTCTCAAGGTAGATGGGAAAGTACTTTATTATCTTATGTTATTTATAATGGAACTTCTTATGGAACAGCTACTTTAGAACCTTGTTCTATAGGATTAGATTGTTTGTTCTGGATATCTACCGACGCAACTCCGCTTCAAAGTTTTAATACGGCGGTGGACAGACGAACGAGCCTTAAGCCCGCCTTTCCTCCTATAACTGAATATCTTGGTGAAGTTATCACATATAAAAATGCTTATGTTTTAAATTCTTATACTATTAATAAATCTTCGACTTATGGTCAAGCCAATAGAAGTCAAATTCGAAGTATGGGATTTGGAAAAGGATATTATACTGGAGGGAGTTTAACCGACAATCCTGCTCATCCTAATAATCAAGCGTTTTGTTTTGTATTTAATAATCCACAAGAAACATTTAATACACAAACATTAACAATATCTTATACATGGAAATGGGATAGAAGTTATGTCGCATAATATTATGAAAATTGAATTAGTTCTGAGTTAAATTTAACAAATATTTAATGAATAAAACCTAAGAATTTTTATATTTATAAGAGAAATTCTATGTATGCTACATCATTAACTTGGACTTATACTTTATCGGATAATACGGGATTTTTATTGCAACGGTCAATAGATTCGGGTTCGTCATGGACAACAAATTATACTTTAGATGCTACGGCATCTTCATATATTGATAATGATGTTTTGCTTGCCCATACGTACTGGTATCGTATTGCTGCTATAAATAAGTATGGTACTGGAAGCTTTAGTGACACAGGAAGTATTTTTATACCTTATGGCATTCCCAATCCTCCGAGTGAATTAGAAGTTTCAAGTGGTTCGGCTATTCTTAGTTGGACGCCGGGGATTCCTGACCAAAATCATTCTATACAAGATTATTACACCATACGAAAATCTACTGATGGAAATATTTTTTCGGATTTTAATGTTTCTCTAGTAGATAATTTTACTGACGAAGATGTAACAAGCAGCCCGGGAGGAAATACCTATTGGTATTCGGTTGCCTCCGTAAATTCGGCGGGAACATCTAGTTTTAGTAATACAGCAAGTATTACATTTGTTTCACCAGAAAATCCAATTGAACCCTTGAATGAGCCTCCCCAAGGGATTCCGAATATTTCAGGAAGTATAGTTTTAGAGCCTTCTTAATTAAATATGACAGCTATTATTATTAATTGGAGCTACGAATTAGAAGATAATAATGGATTTTTATTACAAAAATCTACAGATGATGGTGATTCGTGGGTAGATTTACCAACTACGGGTCTTCAATATACTTATACAGATGAAGATGTTGAAATTGAAAATACATATTGGTATCGAGTAGCAGCAACAAATGAATATGGAACTGGGTCTTTTAGTGCCAAATATTCTGTATATTTAAGCAGTCCATCCATTGTAACAGTATATTTAACCGTTGATGCTAAGCCAGATATTAAGCCATTTGATGGTACTACTATTTCAACACAAACCCCAAAACATCATCCGGACCCCGAATATTATGGGGATGAAGCTTCTTTCGAACAATTTTTTGATTCGTCTTTAGTTGGGGATGACCATGATATTTATCCGGAAGGAGAAGTTACTTCTAATACTGGAATTGTATATGATATAACTTTTAATGAAAGTTCGGGGTCAATTACAGGTCCTTCAACTGAATCAATTGATACAGAAAATTATATTCTTATTCCTCCAAATACTGACCTTCCATATAATGAAGATTGGTATATAGATGTTCAATCCATTTCAAGTGGGAGCAACGGATTTATAACTATAGATATGCTTCCTGAAGAAGAAAAATATATGGTTATGAAATCTATGAATGGAACAAATTGGGAAAATATTGGAACTGCTCTTTATTTGCCATTAACTATGGTATATGGAAATGGGGTTTATGTAGGATTTAATGCGCCTGATAATGAAACAAACGCTCAGTGGTCTAATGATGGGGGTGAAACGTGGAATTTAATTACTATTCCTACTGATGAATTTATTTGGGATGCGATTTATGATGGTTCTCGATTTATAGCATGTGGAAACAACGGAACGATAATTACATCTTCAAATGGAATTGAATGGGGGTTAGAATCTACCGGGGTTTCGGACTGTGCATTCCGAATTGCCTTTAATGGTTCAAGATATGTAATTGTTGGTCCGAGCATCTATGGAAGTCCTGGGGGGACGGGTCTCATATTAACTTCTACAGACCTTAAAACATGGCAATCTGTATATCCATTCCCTGAACCTACAACCAATGCTTATTTAGGTGTGGCTTATAGCCCGTCTCTTAATATGTTTTTGGCCGTAGGAGAAATGGGAATGATGGCCTCTTCGGGAGATGGCATTGACTGGACTGATTTAAATCAACTACCTCCTATATATGATAATGATATTACAGGAGTAACATGGAATTCGGCAAAAGGTCATTTTGCTGTTAGTAATCGTACTGGTTATATTTTTACATCACCCGATAGACTTGTTTGGACATTAGATACAATTAATCCTCATATTGAATATAATGGGTTATATTACAATTATATAAAAAGATTAATTTATGATGCTTCACTTAATAAAATTTTTGTTTTAGGAAGCATTCCTGTAACATAATTTAAGTCCGATATGTATAGACGATAATTATGTATGTTAAAGCTAAAAATGTAAATTACGGATACGCTGTTACTACTTATGGAGATTATGTTGTAGTTTCTAATCCTAATCTTCTCCGGTGGGACCGTGCCACGGCCAGTATAGAAGAACGTACGGGGTCGGTGGATGTATTTCTTTATAATAAATCTAAAGATGAACATGATTATGTAGGTACTATATATCAATTATGGAGAGAATTTGATGTTAGATTAACTACTGAAAAAAATAACCCAATTTCTGCTTCGACGCCCATTTCAGCAGAAAATTCTCCATTGGTTTTTTATCCAGAATATAACATTTGTATTGATAAAGACCTTTACACTGCATCTCTTGAAAATGGGTTTGGTGTTTCTCTGGATATGTATGAAAAATTATTGGTAGTAGGAACGCCGTATCTTACAGAAGTATGCCAAACATCAGCCAGTTTTATTACCGCTTCTTGGGCCATGACCGAAGTCTATGATTTAGCTCGTACGGAATGGACTGCAAAAAGCAGCAGTGCTGCGGCTTTTATTATTGATGACCCGGATTTACACTCGTCCCTTGTAGAAACGGGGTCTTTTGGCATGGCAGTATCTATTAATAAAGATTGGATTGCTATTGGAGCTCCATATTATAGTGCATCAAATGGAGCCGTTTATTTATACAAAAATGAATCCACAAATAATAATTATTCTTGGTCATTGTTTCAAAAAATAACTTTAACAGATGGAGTTGATAAGTCTCAATTTGGATGGAGTTTAAAATTAAATAAATACGAGGGACCTCACAGTTATAGCTTAGTAGTTGGATGTGGAAATCCAATGAGTTCTAAAGCTTACCTTTTTGAATATGTTAATAATACATGGATACAAACTTATGTATTTCGGCCCGATTTGAGTGTTTATCCCATGACATTCAATTCCAAATATATTCCTCAGCCTGATAATATTACCATGAATGTTTATAATGGATTTGGATATTCAGTAGGAATTTATGGAGATACGGTTATAGTAGGAGAACCTTATGACCGTATGTTTTATGAATATAACGGGTCAACATTATATCAGCAGGGGTCTGCGTATATTTTTGAACGGTGCCCGCCTGAATTAGAAGGATGGGAACAAGTTTTAAAGACTTATGGAACACCAACTACTCTTTACAATAATCGTATGGGGTGGTCTGTGGATATATTTAGCGGAAGTGCTATAGTAGGCATTCCAAAATTAGATGTAACCAGCAAGGATTCGTGTTACATTGAAGGAACTCTAAATCAATTACGATATTGTAGTTCTGAATTAGAAAATATACTTTGTGGGCAAGCTATGCTTCTTCAAAAAAACACTGGGTCAGGAATATGGGAAATTACAAATGTTTATCAGAAAAAGAAAAAGTATCTAAGTCCATATCGAGAATATGGGTTTGACGTAGAAATTGCAGATTTTTCAATGGTTGTAGGTGCTCCAATGTATCTTTGTGATGAAAATCGGCTGATAAATATTGAGGTAACTCATAGCTCTAATACAGATTTAGATGATATTACAGGAAAAGCCTATATTTATAACTTTCATAATCTTCGAGACACTTTTCATGTAGGTAATGTTTTTTATAGAAATGGAAAATTCATTATTATGACTTCGGGGTCTGTATTTGATGGTTTATTTTATTCTCCTATTAATACTTACACCTATGAATATGATTTAAGATTTAAGAGTCAACATACAATTCATGAAAAACAAATTATTTGTACGGTTGAGCCGGGAGAATTTAATGTAAGTCAAAATCCAACAGCTATTGTGAATTCATATTCTATATTTGATATTAATAAAAATGGAAAATTTGATTTTCAAGATGCGGATGTTATTTTAAGTTATATGCAATATAAGAATACGGCTATACTTGGAGTTCCTGTTTCAACTGATTGGAGCTCTTCTATTGTAAAGTCGGATGATGAAATAAGCTTACTTAATTATTATAAATCTATTACTAATAATACGGTGACTGCACAATTAATTAGTGAAAGTTTGTTGCGTTGGGAAACAATAGATACAGAAATGCAATTTATTTTAGACCTTAATGAAGATTCTCGTATTGATTATCGAGATATGAATATTATATGGAAATATTTTTCTAATCGTTTAAATCAAGAAAATTATTCTACATATATTACGCCTGCTTGTCACCGTCGTTTTTTTAATGATATTATGGATTATCTTAATGGTTTAAGTCAAAAACATACTAAGCCTGCAATTAAAAGTAATTTTTTAGATTATGAACGTTTAACGGCATTTGATAAAACCGGCTCATATTTAGCTCCAATGGTCACTACAATTGGACTTTATGATGGGTTAGAATTGGTAGCTGTCGCCAAATTAGGAACGCCCATTAAAATAACACCCGAATTACCTATAAATTTCGTGGTGAAAATGGACTTTTAATTATATTTATATTTGATGAAATCAAATCCCGCGTTTGATAAGACGTGTGATAAAAATGTGACCTATAAAAAATATTTTTAAGAAGAATAATATACATTTAGTATAAAAAGGAATATTAATATGCCAATACCTAATGAAAGACCATCATTAACAACTACTCTCGACCAGAGATATGCACGGCAACATGCGGGAGGCGCATTTGAAGTTAAGGACGTTCTCGGACCGCCCGGCGCAGTACCAATCCCCGGACAAGTAATTGATGCTGCTAGTCAAAACGGAGCTATCTTCCAAAATCCTAATGGATTTCAAGTTAAAATGATGCCACTCGTATCTCAATTAAGAGATGTTCAAGCAGGAAATAGTAGCCTTTCACTTTATATTCAAGGATTAGATACAAGAAAATATCACGGATAAAATTATTTTTTTAAATAATGAAGGTTACAAATAAAGTGATATATAAATGAAATCGTTGGGATTAGATTTATCATGTACTACGTGTGGATTTGCTATAACTGAGAATAAAAAATTATTAGATGCTGGATTTTTTGATATATCTAAATTTGAAAGTTATAAAGATAAATCTAAAATTATTATAGAGGGATTGGGGGGGAAAGAATTTCATCAAATTATTGTTGAAGAAACTTTATCTGGTTTTGTTTTTGGAAAAACTTCGCAACAAACTCTTTTGAAACTGGCAAAAAATAAAGCTGTTATTTGTTATATTTTAGAGGAACATTTTCATCTTCCAATAATTTATGCTAATGCCACGACTATGCGAAAACAACTATTTGGAAAAAGTCGTATTAAAGGAATCAAACCCAAAGAATATGTAAAGCAACAAATCGAGGAAAAATATGATATTACTCCGTGGATAAAATTAAATCGTAACGGAGTTCCAGATAAAAGAATGGAAGATGTTTATGATGCTATTGTTGCTTCGTGCTATATTTATAGTACGTGAAAACGGTACAAATAATATGTGACAGATGTGACAGAGAAATTAAAGGAACAATAAGTCTCTGTGCTAAAACCGGAGTAATAATTACAAACGGTTATTATATTGTATCAGAAGGAAATTGGAAAGATTTCCGTCGAGATGATGAAGAATACATATGTGAAGAATGTATGCATTCTGACCCAAAATATAAAAGTTTATACAATTCATGAAGGCAGGATATCTTTATATAGTTACAAACGATGCATTTCCAGGATTTGTTAAGGTGGGATGTACTGAAAATTTAAATTCGCGTCTTCGTGCTTATCAAACTTCTGACCCTAACAGAGGATATAAAATGGTTTATAATATTGAACATCCCGATTGTTTTGCGGCTGAAAAGCGTATTAAAGAATCTATGAAGCATTTTGCTTTTTCTCAGAAAAATGAATGGTATGAAATTCCATTACATATGGCTATTTCACGGTTAGAAGAAGAAGTTGAAGAAGCAAGATTAAAATAAAGAGTATAAAAAATTGATGTTTGACGTGTGATTTAGTAACTTGTGCCAAAAATGGTACAATACGAATTAGAAGTTATTTTTAATAAATTATTTGGGCAAAAAGCTAGGCTCCGAAAAGATGGAGCTCAACTTACTTATCATTGTCCCTTTTGTGTTGATAAAAATCCCATAACACGCAAATTGGAAATTGCTGTTAAAGGACCACGTATTGGGGCATATCATTGTTGGAGATGTGACACCAAAGGAGTTTCTTTTGGTACTCTTCTTAAAAAGTTACAGGCTCCGCCTTTTTATTGGAATGAAATTAAAAAGTTACTTCCTGAAATTAAGCTTACACGGTATTCTCAAAAAGAAAAGAAATTAAATTTTTTACAACTTCCGCCCGAATTTCACCCCATGTATAAGCCTAAAAAAAGCATAGAATATAGAAATGCAATGGCATATTTAAAAAAACGGGGCATTATACAAGAAGATATACTTAGATATAATATTGGATATTGTGAAGGCGGAGAATATGACCAACATATTATTGTACCTTCTTATGATGCTCAAGGCAATCTTAATTTTTTTATAGGACGGCGTTACTATAATGCCGAGGGAGTAATTCCTCATAAAAAACCCAATGTCTCAATGGATATTGTAGGATTTGAATGTTTTATAAATTATCGTGAACCCCTTACTTTATGCGAGGGGGTTTTTGATGCTATTGCGATTCGAAATAATGCAATTCCTTTATTTGGAAAATATCCTTCTGCAACACTTCGTACTAATATGAATCGATATCATGTTAAACGGGTTAATATAGTTTTAGATTCAGATGCAGAAGCGGATTCAATTAATATATACAAACGATTACATAAAGAAGTACCTGAAATTGAAATTCATATTATAAAATTAAATGAAAAAGACCCTTCTACAATTGGATTTGAAAATATTCATGCACTTATTCAAAATTCCAGAGAATTTGATGAAACAGATTTATTAAAATATAATTTACAATTATGAAAATACCCCCGGATTTTTATATACCAATTCAAGTTACTCCGATTTATTCGTTTTATTACGGTCCATATATGTATTTTCCCAATAAAAGACAACCAATAGAAACGGCTACTGTTATTGTAAAAGAAGATGAATATCAATTTTGTGTATGGTCATCAGAAAATATGGGAGCTAATACATGGAAAAGTAATAATATAAAAGAAGATAAATGGAAACGAGGATATATTAATACTCCAAATGACCCCAGAAAAGTTGAACGAAGAGGTCGTATAGGGGAATTGGCATTTTGCAAATTAACTGGTACGGCAGTTGATTTTCGAAATATTTCCGGCGGTGATGTTTTCGGAGATACGATTTATTTGGGAAAAAAGACTAATGTTAAGAATCAGTCTAAACCATACGGAGTAGGGCAAGTCCGGCATCAAACCGGATATGGAAAAACTTTGCCAATCAGACAGGATTTATATGTTTTTGGATGGACCGAATCTGAAGACCGGTCTCGGTGTGTGGCCACAGTCAGATTTTGGGGAGCTTCGACAAAAAAAATGATTGAACAATCTCCCATAGTTAAAAGAAAATGGGTTAATTATGAAATAAATTATGAATCTCTTTTACCAATCAGAAACTTATTAAAATTTCAATATAATTGACAAATTTTTAATTTCTGTTATACTTCTCTCAAATGAATAATTTAAAATCTAAACTAACGCCAGTTCGTTATCCCGGCGGAAAATCTAATGCCATTAAACATATTGATAAATATTTTTTAATGAATTTTAAAGAATACCGAGAACCTTTTTTTGGTGGAGGTTCGATTGGACTATATTTAATGCAAATGCATCCGGGAAAGAAATTTTGGGTTAATGATTTATTTTATCCGGTTTATTGTTTTTGGAAAGTTCTTTATGAACATCCAAATCAAATGGTAAAAAAAATACAAAGTATTAAGGCAAAATACATTGTTAAGGATGATAATATAGTTCAACGACTCCCCGATGGGAAACGAATACCATCTAAAAGCGCACAGGCCGGGCGAGAACTTCATTTGGAAGCTCGTAAAAAAATTGAAGAAAGCATTGACCAAAAAGAAGAATTTGAAACGGCTTGTTTGTGGTATATTTTAAATAAATTGTCTTACTCGGGCATGTCTATGATTGGGTCTTATGCGCCGCTCGCATGGGACCAAAATTTTACAGATAAATGCATTTCCAATCTACCTGAAACTTCAAAATTATTAAATACTGTTAAATTTAATATTACTAACGAAGATTATAATCTTTTACTTATAGAACCCGGAGATAATGTATTTATATTTTTAGACCCTCCCTATAAAATCCCACACAAACTTTATGGAAAAGAAGGTAATCTTCATGAACAATTTAATCATCAACGATTTGTGGAAAATGTAAAAGAATGTTCTCATAAATGGATGATTACTTATAATCAAGATAAAGATATTGAAGAATGGTTTTCTCAATATCATCAATATCCGTGGGAACTTCAATATACTATGAAAGCAGCAAAACGCACGGTTGATGGAAATTTAGCTTCTGAAAAAAATGTTGATATCACTACCATTAAGAAATCAGGAAAAAAGGGTAAAGAATTATTAATTTGGAATTATGATACATATTCTTAAAACAAACATTGAAAAGTTTACTCATGTATTACAAATAGCAGATATTCATATTCGTTTAACTAAACGGCATGATGAATTTAAAGAAGTATTTTCTAAGCTATATAAAGAAATAGAGAAGACTCCTGCATCTACAATTGTGGTTCTCGTTGGAGATGTATTTCACTCGAAAAGTGACTTATCTCCCGAGAGTGTAGAAATGGCATCCAATCTATTTAAAAATATTGCTAATTTAAGACCTTTAATTCTTGTTGCGGGAAATCACGATGCTACTCTATCAAATAAATCCAGATTAGATAGTTTGACTCCCATCGTTGATGCTCTTAATCATCCCAATTTGTTTTATTTGAAAACTACAGGATTATATGGAATTCGAAATGTTTTATTTAATAATATGGGGGTATTTGATACTCCTTCGAATTACATTTTGGGAAAAAATATTCCGGCGATTTATAAAAATCAATATGAACATATCATTGCTTTATTTCATGGAGCCGTAGATAAGGCGTCTCTTGAAACGGGATATTCAATTAACAATCCTGCCATCAATAATTCTTTGTTTGACCATCATGATATTGCAATGTTAGGAGATATACATAAACATCAAAACATGCAAAATTATGACCCCGACAATTTCAAGCCATGTATTCATTATGTGGGAAGTTTGTTACAACAAAATCACGGAGAAAGCTTGCGGGAGCATGGGGTTTCTTTATGGGATTTACAAACGAGAACTTATAAATTTATAGAAATACCAAACAATTATGGTTATTTTACAGTTGAAGTTAAAAAAGGAGAATTAATTACTGATTTAACTGATTTACCAAAAAATGTTCGTCTTCGTATAAAAAGCTATGAAAGCATTATTTCAGATATAAAAAAGGTTTTATCTGATATTAAACTGAAATCTCAGGTCATTGAAACTTCTTATGTTCGAATGGACCAAGAAAGAGATAAAAAAGATGTTATTCCTCTTTGTAAAGATATAGTTCTTACTGATTTATCAAATATTGATTATCAAGAAAAATTATTGGCAGAATTTTTAAATAAGAAATTAGAAATAACAGACCAATCAAAAATTGATTCTATTTTTAAAATTAACCGGGATATTAATCAGCTTATTAAACGAGATGAATTTTCTCGTAATTTAAAATGGAAACCTATTCGATTTGAATGGGATAATATGTTTTCTTATGGAGAAGGAAATGTTATTGATTTTACGGATATGAACGGAGTTTATGGCATTTTTGGTCCAAACCGCTGCGGAAAATCGAGTATTTTGTCATCTATCATATTCTGCTTATTTGATAAGTTCGACCGTGGATATAAAGGATTGCATGTTCTTAATGTTCAAAAAGAATCTTTCCGCTGTAAAATGGAGTTTGAAATTTCGGATGTACGTTATTTCATTGAAAGGAAGGGGACATTAACCCGTTCGGGTAATGTACGGGTTGATGTAAGATTCTGGAAAGTTGTTAATGGAGTAGAGGAAGATTTACAGGGAACTGCGAGGAGAGATACCAATGATATTATTCGTGATTACATTGGAACCTATGAAGATTTCATTATTACAGCAGCATCATTTCAAAATGCCAAAAACCTAACGTCATTCATTGATATGACCAATAGTGAACGCAAAGATTTGCTTGTTCAATTTATTGGACTTAATATATTTGACCGGCTTCACGAATCGGCGGGCGAACGTAATAAAGAGCTAATAGCAATTCTTAAAACTCATAAGGATAAAAATTATCAGATTGAATTGCAACAGAATGAATCTGCGCTGACTCATGCTGAAGAACTATTTGCTTCTGCTAATCAGCAATCTGAAAATTTAAAAAAACAAATTGATAGATTTAATGAGCAAATTGTAGCAGCTACTTCTAATTTTATCAAATTAGATACAAGCGTTCCATCGGACCTTACAATATTAGAATTACAGCGAGAAAAAACCGAAAAAACCATTAAATCTAAAAATCAAGATATTATAGAAATTCAAAAGTCTAATAAAGACCAAGAAAAACAATTAGATTTAGTGAATGCCGAAATTATTGCATTAGAAAAACAAGACCTTGAACAATCTCTTAAAAAATACAGAGAAATTTCTAATAAAATTTCTTCGGAAAAACAAAAGATAGAGCTTAAAAAGGCTGAAGTGAAAGTTAAGCTTGAAAAAGTAGCGCGTCTTGATAAACATGAATATGACCCCAATTGTAAGTACTGTGTTAATAATGCATTTGTTAAAGATGCCACTAAAGCCAAACGAGAATTAGAAGATGATAAAAAAGAAGCCGAACAAATGATTGAAAATTTAAAAGTATTAAATTCTGAGTTTGAAAAAATAGCATGGGTAGAAAAATCTTACGAGACTTATACTAAATTATTAAATAAACGCGGAATCATTAAAGATACTTGTGATAAATTAAGTAAAAATATTATTGTTATAACTAATGAGCTTGAACGTCTTGATATTGCTCTTAAGAATATTAATCAACAAATTGAAATTTATCATCAAAATAAAGCGGCAGTAGAACATAATACAAAAATTCAATCAAGAATTAATGATTTACGTAATATGATAGATAAGATAAATGTTCAATTTCAAGCTCAACAACAGAAACTAATGGAAATTTCTGGTAAGAGAGAATTGTTCAAATCAAATGTTAAAAGAATTAAAGAAACTATTAAAGAAGTAGCTGCCTTAGAATTGGAATCGGAATCTTATCAACATTATTTTACGGCGGTGGGGCGAGATGGTATTCCATATCAAGTTATTTGCAATACGGTTCCTGAAATTGAAAAGGAAGTAAACTCTATTCTAAGTCAAGTTGCAGATTATACTATACAATTTGAAACTGATGGCAAAAATGTAATTCCCTATGTTGTGTATGAACATGGACGTTGGCCAATAGAATTAACTTCTGGATTTGAACGATTTGTAGCAAGCGTAGCCATACGAGTAGCTCTAACTAATTTTTCAAACCTTCCCAAATGTAATTTCTGTGCATTAGATGAAGGGTTTGGAACTCTTGATTCAGATAATTTGTCTTCTATGTTTTCTTTGTTCCAGTTTTTGAAAAATAATTTTGATTTTATTTTAATTATTTCTCATCTTGATGCATTGAAAGATGCTGTTGATAAACAAATAGAAATAACTAAAGAAGGCAATTTTAGTAAATTAATATTTGAATGATAATTGAACGGAAAGTAATTAATCGAAAATTAAAAGAAAAATATAGAGGGCGATTTTATTATACAGAAGGGGAATGTTTTTCTCGTAATAATATAGAATGTCCTACTATATTTCTTAATAAGATTATTTGCGGAGATAGTGAACAAGTATTAACAAAAATACCATCTAATACTATTGATTTGGTATTTACATCTCCCCCATATAATTTTGGACTCGAATATAAAAATAACAAATCGGATGCTAAAAAATGGGAAGATTATTATACTAAACTCTTTAAAATTTTAGATGAATGCATTCGTATTTTAAAATATGGGGGGAGACTTATTATAAATATTCAGCCTCTTTTTTCGGATTATATTCCTACTCATCATATTATTAGTAATTATTTAATGGGAAAAAAACTTATATGGAAAGGAGAAATTTTATGGGAAAAAAATAATTACAATTGTAAATATACTGCGTGGGGTAGTTGGAAAAGTCCTTCTAATCCGTATCTTAAATATACGTGGGAATTTATTGAAATTTTTTGTAAGGGAAATTTAAAAAAAGAGGGAAAAAAAGATAACAGCGATATTAGTGGAGAAGAATTTAAAAAATGGACGGTAGCTAAGTGGAATATAGGGCCAGAACGAAAAATGAAAGAATTTGGACATCCTGCCATGTTTCCCGAAGAATTAGCCACACGAGTTATAAAATTGTTTTCGTTTAAAAATGATATTGTGCTCGACCCATTTAATGGTACAGGAACAACATGTGTAGCTGCTAAAAATTTAAATAGAAATTATATTGGAATAGATTGTTCCAAAGAATATTGTAGTATAGCGAAACAACGATTAAAAATATGTTAAACCTTATTGGTAAAATTCACAACGAAAATTGTTTAAATACAATGTCTGTTATTGATACTCCAATAGTAGATTTAATTTTAACCTCACCTCCTTATGATGACCTTCGTTCGTATAAAGGATATTCTTTTCCATTTGAAAATATTGCAAAAGAACTTGTTCGAATTTTAAAACCCGGTGGAGTTATAGTGTGGGTTGTGGGAGATGCTACAATAAAAGGTTCAGAAACTGGTACTAGTTTTCGTCAAGCATTATATTTCATGAGCTTGGGAGTTAATTTATATGATACCATGATTTATCAAAAAACAGGAACCCCATTTCCTTCTCGGCATCGGTATAATCAATCTTTTGAATATATGTTTGTTTTTACTAAAGGACAAAAACCAAATACTTTTTGTCCCCTGTTAAAAAAGAATGTAACAGCCGGAGCAATTCGACACAGTCGAAAATTTAGACAAACGGATGGGTCTATGGTCCCCGGATTCAATGGAAAAGCTATAAATGAATTGGGTATTGAAAATAATATTTGGCGAATACAAAATGGTATGTTTAAATCTACCAAAGATAAAATAGCATTTAAACACCCCGCCATTTTTCCTGAAGAGCTTGCCGAAAGACATATTTTAACATGGACTAAGCCGGATGATATTGTTTATGACCCATTTATAGGGAGCGGGACCACAGCCAAAATGTCTATTATACATGGTCGTAAATGGTTTGGAAGCGAGCTTAGTAAAGAATATTGCGACATTGCCAATGAACGTCTTAAAGGAGTTGAAAAAGCAATAAATTATCCTATCCGATATGAGAAGAACGGATTTATTTTTCTCGATAATATAAATTCTTATTCATGATTTTATTCAATACACTTAAACAATGGGAAAAAAAGGATATAGATATTACTTCTGCATATTTTACTTCTCATTTAATAACTTATCTTGGAAATAAACGGTCTTTATTATCTTTTTTAAAAGAAAATATTGATAAAGCAAGACATATCCTCGGGAAAGACCGAATAACAAGCTTAGATGGATTCAGTGGAAGCGGTGTTGTTTCCCGCTTATTAAGAGAATATTCAACTACTCTTTATACTAATGACCTTGAACCATATGTTAAAACCATTAATGAATGTTATTTAAGTCGTTTATCCGAAATAGATTTTAGTGAAATATCAAAACAAATAAAAATTCTTAATCGTAATAAATTTAATTCCACTGTATATTCAGAAGGAATAATACAAAAATTTTATGCTCCTAAAAATGATAAAAATATTCAGCGCGGAGAACGAGTCTTTTATACAATTAACAATGCCAAAATTATAGATAATATTCGTCAACAAATTGAAAAATATTCATTAAAATTAAAGCCATATCTTCTAGCACCATTGCTTATTGAGGCGAGTATTCATGTCAATACATCAGGAGTATTTAAAGGATTTTATAAAAATAAAAAAGGAATTGGCCAATTTGGAGGCGAAGGTAAAAATGCGCTTCGGCGAATATGTCAAGAAATTGAGCTAGAAGTTCCTATTTTTTCAGATACTCCATGTGAAGTTAAAATTTATAATGAAGATATTAACGATTTAATAAAACTTTTGCCTCATGTTGATTTAGCATATTATGACCCGCCATATAATCAACATCCATATGGTTCTAATTATTTTATGTTAAATGTTATTAATGATTATAAGGAACCAGCAATTATTAGTAAAGTAAGTGGAATTCCTGTCAATTGGAATCGGTCGGCGTATAATAAACGAGGAAATGCTGAAATAGCGATGGAATCTTTAATTAAAAATACTAAGGCAAATATAATTTTTATTTCATATAATAATGAAGGCATTATTCCCGCCCTTGATTTTTCAAAATTATTAAAACAATTCGGGACCGTTGAATTGGCATTTAAAGAATATAATACATTTCGCGCATCAAGAAATCTTCGATTTCGACCTCTTAAAACCAAAGAATATTTATGGATATTACATAAAGGCATGTTCTATAAAAATGAAGTTCATTTACAAGAATCTCTTCAAAAAGCACAAATTCTTTAACTTCTTACATGTAAATTAAAAGTAAAAAGATATGTATTATTGTATTTTTAACTTCTTTTTATGGCAAAACAATTACTTACAGGTTTTGGTAAACGAGGCAAAACAAATTTTAATCCTAGTGAGAAGGTATTTGCCCGTCTTAATGTACCTACTCCTGACCTTGATGAAATTCAAGTAGATATAGAAGATAAATCTCATTTATCCAAATATTTTCAAGTGGTAGAGTTTAGTCCTTCTTTTACTGCTGGAAAAAATTCTTTTTCTTTCAATGGCACGGACTTTCTTAAAGATGGAACTGAAATTAAAATGCAAGTTCTTGATAGTGAAAGAAATTCCTTGTATATTGATTCTCCTCCGATGGAAATTCATTATATTGATTTAGCAAATTTTACTACAGCCATTCATATAAATAAAGAAACGGTAGGAGGCCCGGGAAAAATTATTCTTGTTGGTACGACAGTTAAAGATGAAATTGTCAGGTGGATTGGAAACATATACATTGATATAGCTTCGACCAATTTGTCTCGAGTTCGTTTTTATAAAGAGCCTACATTAGAAATTAATTCATTAATTTATCCTGTTGTATCTGGCTCAACTGATTATGGGTCTTCACAAGAAGGAACGTCTCATTTGGTTACAATAACTGGAAATTTTGTGGGACGAGATTATTTAATGGGTAAATCAGTTACTCGAGGAGGAACATATTATACTATTCAAACCGACGATTTTACACTCGACCCCCTATTATATCCTACGGCTTCATTTAATTCTCAAATGGTTGGTCAAAATATAGAGTTATATATTACTCATATAAGTACTAAATCTCAAGTTGCAGGAACATTTGGGGAGAAAATAGAAGTAAATTCTACTCAATCTTTCAAAGTATCTCAAATTCAGCAATATAATAAGTTAAAATTAGACAGAAATGTAATAAGCCCGCTTAATGGAGAAGTAGTGCGAGAATGTTTAGGAAGATTTAAAGCGACATATGTATTTATAGATGATAATATACGTTCTAATTATCAGGCTAAAGCAAGCGGGTCGGTATTAGCACAAGGTTATTGTGGTACAGGCGCAGTTACGCCTCCTCTTGGGTCGGTCATCCCAAATAATTTTGATTATAATACTTTAGATTATCGAGTTTATATTGCTCCACAATGGGCTAAGCTTTTTGATAGTTCTATGAATGGAAAAATAATAGAGCTTCATACAACTTATCTAAGATATGAACCCGGCGGCGAGATTCACATACCATATTCATCTACACAGTCATTTACAATTAAAAAAGTTTTAGATACTGGAACTCTTCAAACAACTATGCCTTTTACAAAATATCAAGGTAAACCTGGCCAATATCCTATTGCTGATATTATGTGGGCGTGGTATGAAGTAAAAGATACCCCTACAACACCAACACCATCAATTACTACTACAGCTTCTTTAGCTACTTCTTATGCGGAAATAGTATATAGAAACCTTACTACTTTTTCTGGATTTGTTAGCCGACATAAGTTATTCATGAATAGTTTAATTTATTCTCCGCCTCAGTGGGAAGTAATTATAGATGAAGAAATATCCAATAAGGAAATGTTAATGGACCCTCTGGCTTCAAAAGCATCTCAATATATTGGCGGGTTTTATAGTCAACAACAAATTAAAAAATATTGGATTCAAAATAATTCTGATTTTTTAAATGTTCTTAAATATACAAATATTCCCGATGCAATGATTATATCTTCGGTTAATGATTATTCTTTATCCGACGGAAATCAATATGTAATTATGAAAACCGCCGCGCCGGGAGTAGTCAATGATTCAAATTATTATCCCTTTGATAAAGAGTGCCATCGCAATCTTTCTGGGTCAAGTTATTCATCCAATCCATTACATTTGTATAAAGATACACTTTATGTATTATCGGTTCCTTATGCTAGACTTTTAAATTCTTCGTCTGATACAGAAGCAAAAGTATCGTTTTATTTTACTAGTTCTACGCCCTCAATTATAGGAGAGCCGGCATATTCAAAACAATATGGTTTAAAAATTGGAGAGTTATTTTCAGATATAAATGAATCTATGACAGTATTTGAAAATCAATTGTTATTTTTTACACCTAAAGAAGATTATTTTGGAACATTGGTAATAGTACCGTATCATTCTGATTTTATAGTATCAGGATTATCTTTAAAAATATATGGAGATTATGCGTTTTCACCCGATACATATGTTTGTCGAATTCCATTTTCCGTTCACATGGCAAACGAAGGGGTTCAATTTAAAGCTGAGTTGTATGATAATTCAGCAGTAACAGTTTATTCGGGTCTTGAAGCAATGCAAACCTTTGATTCAAGAGGAGAAACGGGTGTAATTAGTTCAGAAGGAATTCCTACCTATGCCATACAAGATTTTACAATTGGTGGAAATCTTAAAATTTCGAATATTGGAAGTGGATATACAAATCGAATACTTGGAATTAATACTGGAACTGGAATTGTTGCTGCTACTAATATTTCTAACATATCTCTTGTTTCAACTAATGCAAATGTTTTAACTAAAGATTATATTAATGTAGTTACTGAAGAAAGCGATGGTCAGCATATAGGGCGTTCAATAGCAGTACGTTATAGTGGAAGCGCACCCCACGTTTATGGCCGCCGAATTTATGTGGACCAAGCAGGAATAAAGCATACATTTTTATAATCATTTTGCATTTTTATAATGCTAGAATTATATTTTTAAATAGAACAATATTAACAACCAAATGTATAAAAATAATAAATTGAATATGTAGCTATGAAAAAAAATATTGATATAATACGAGATTATTTAGATGGCGTCCGCCCGATAACAATGGTTGGGTACACGGGGAAAAAATATGCTCCGAGAACTATAGGAGAAACTTGGACGGATAATAATGGACAGGAATGGATTCAGGAAAAATATGGTCCCAGGAAAGTTAATAAAACTGCTGATACAATTCGGTCGGCAATAGGAGAGCAAAAATGTAAATGTGGACAAAATATAAAATGGGGAAATAAATCAGACCAATTATTTTATAGAAAAACGAATTTATGTGAGGAATGTCTTATTAATTATGAAACTAAATTAAGAGTTTTAGGAATTTATAATGTATATGAACAATATAAACTTGCTTCTAATGAATTGGGAGCTATGTTAGATATGAAAAATAAGATTCAAGAAACCATTAATTATTTTAAATCCGAAAATACTGATGTAACTATGTTATGTAATTCTGAAGGTTTTATAGAAAGATGGAAAACAACAAATGTCGACCAAATTTTAGAGAATGCTAATGAAGATTTAAAACAAGCCGAACGTTTTATAGATGCTCTGAAGAGAATTCAAAATGAACAAAAAGAAAAATATATTAATGCTTGTGAAAAATATAAATTAGAAATATTATGAAACAAGAAAAAATTTCTTATCAAGATTTAATTAAAGCGGAGTATAAAAAATGTTTAGAGTCGCCAGTATATTTTATGCGACAATATGTTAAAATTAAACATCCAATTCGCGGAACAATTTTATTTGATTTATTTAAATTTCAAGAAGAAACTTTACAAGCTTTTCATGATTATCAATTTAATATAATACTTAAATCTCGCCAAATGGGAATTTCTACCCTTGTAGCTGCTTATTCACTGTGGACAATGCTTTTTTTTAATGATAAAAATATTTTATTAATTTCATTAAAACAAGATGATGCGAAAGATGTATTGACTAAAGTAAGAGATGCTTTTAAAGAGCTACCATCATGGCTTAAAGTCAAAATGCTTGAAGATAACCGATTATCCATGCGTTTTGCTAACGGGTCTCGTATCCAGGCGGCATCAACCACGAAAAAATCGGGCGTTGGACAGGCCCTTTCGCTTTTAATTATTGACGAAGCAGCTCTTATTGATGATGCTGAAGACCTTTGGACTTCTGCTCAACCAACCCTGTCTACAGGAGGAAATGCTATTATACTTTCAACCCCGCGAGGTATTGGCAATTGGTTTCATAAAATGTGGGTAGGGGCCGAAACCGAGAACCCATATAATAAAACGGGAAAAAACGGATTTCACCCCATTTCTTTACCGTGGAATTTACATCCAGAACGAGATGAAGAATGGAGAAGAATTGAAGGAGAAAAGATAGGAAATCCAAAACATGCATCACAAGAATATGATTGTAACTTCTTGGCTAGCGGGGATAATATCATAGACCTCAATATTATTGAATTTTATAAGAAAAATAAAGCTTGTGACCCGATTGAAATTCGCGGAATGGATAAAAATCTTTGGATATGGGAATATCCAGATAGAAGTCACGCTTATGTAATTGCCGCAGACGTAGCCCGGGGAGATAGTCAAGATTATTCGGCCTGCCATGTTTTAGATATTAGTAAAGAAAAACCCGTTCAAGTTGCGGAATATAAAGGGAAGATTAGTACTAAAGATTTTGGTGATTTTCTTGTAGCATTAGCCACCGAGTATAATAGCTGTTTGTTAGTTATTGAACGAGAAAACGTAGGATGGGGAACTATTCAAGAAGTCATTGACCGGGGATATTCGAATACTTTTTATAGTTCCGCAGACCTTAAATATGTTGATGTACAGCGTCAATTGAATAATAACTGGTCAGCACAAGATAAAAAACTAGTGCCGGGATTTAGTACCAATATTAAAACTCGTCCTCTTATCATTGATAACATGGAACATTATATGCGACATATGGCCATTGAAATTCGTTCTAAAAGAACTCTGGCTGAAATGGAAACTTTTATCTGGAAAAATGGTAAAGCAGTTGCAATGGATGGATATAATGATGACTTAGTTATGTCTTTATGTATTGGTCTTTGGGTACGAGATACAGCTCTTCGTCTTCGACAAGAAGGCATTGAATTGACTAAATTAGCAGTAGGAAAAATATCTGCAAACCGCATGGACCAAACTCCGTTTTATAAGGTAAGACAAGCTCAAATGGGGCATAGCTCGTGGACAATGGATATAGGACCTCAAAAACACGGAACTAAAATTCAAGAGGATTTAACATGGTTATTATCATAACCTAAAATTTATAAAATAGAAAGTGTATATTATTAAAATAATGGCATTTAAGTTAATATTTATAAGAAGATTTTAAAAGCATTTTTGACACATACATACTAAAATATAAGAAAGATTATGCCAACGACTCCAAATCATAAAATTACTAAACCATTTGAGGATGATGTTCTCGATGTAAAAAGGCAATCGCTATACGCGAGGTTAAAAAGACTGTTTTCTACAGATGTTATTGTTCGTAATGTTGGTGGGAAACAGCTGAAAATAAAAGATACCGATAGCATAATGTATGCTACGGATAGAAATAGTCTTCGAGACCGCTTTAATCGAATTCGTAGTACCGCTTATAATGCATACACCCGAGATTTTGCTTTATCCTATCAAGCAGCTCGTATGGATTTGTTTCGTGATTATGATTGCATTGGGCCAGATACCATTATACCGTTGCCGGATGGGTCTAACCCAACTATAGCAGAATTGACCGAAAAATACAAAAATAATCCTCAAGAACGTTTTTGGGTCTTTTCATATGATTATGAAACCAACTCGGTAAAACTTGGGAAAGCATATCATCCTCGCAAGAAAAAAGGAACTCGTTTAGGATATAAGGTAACATTTGATAATGGACAATATGTCATTGGAAGTTTAAAGCATCCATTTATGATGAGAGATGGGTCATATAAAATGATATACGAACTTAGGGTTGGCGACTCGGTAATGCCTTTTTATCAGAAAAATTACAATTGTAAATATAATAAATATAGAAAACTGTACAATTTTTCCAAGGGATGGCAGTCTGAACATGTTATTATTGCTGAGCAATTTATGCGTCCGTTAAATAACAATGAAGTAGTTCATCATAAAAATTTCAATGGGTATGACAATTCTCCTGATAATTTACAAATAATGACGAAGAATGAACATATTTTTGGAAACCCCCACCCGAAAAAATCAAACGAAATTCGTTCTAAAACTCTTAAAAAAGTATTTAAGAATAGAAATCAAACGGGAGAACATAATCCAAAATATCGAGGGGATATAACTTTTTCTAATGTTAAAGAAAAAGCATTAGAATTTTATAAAGAAAACTCTAAAATAAATTTGTGGGATTTTATTAAACATATACATTGTGACCATTCTACCCTTCAGAATCGTTTGAAAAAGAAAGGATATAATTGGAAATCTTTTAAGAATGAAGTTGAATTGTCATTGAATCATAAAATAGTATCTATTGAATGTATTGGTGAGATTGAAGTTTATGATGTTACCGTAGAGAAATATCATAACTTCGCCACAGACAGTTGTTTCGTAGGAAACACTATGGACATGGACCCCATCCTTTCATCAGCACTCGATATCTACGCCGACGAGTGTCTTACCTATAATGAATTGGGTAAGATGATTACGGTACATTCAAATAATGATAACGTAAAACGAATTCTTGAAAATTTATATGATGAAATTCTCAATGTTCGTTTTAACTTATGGTCTTGGGTTCGTAACATGTGTAAATATGGAGATTTTTACCTTAAATTATACATTACCCCGGAATATGGAATTTATATGGTCGAACCAATATCGGCGTATAATGTAGAGCGAATTGAGAATTCTGACCCGTTCAATAAACGCTATGTAAAATTTCAGGTTCGTCCTGCCGATACATCACAGGCTGAAATTTTAGAAAATTATGAGGTGGCTCATTTTCGTCTTATTTCAGATAGTAATTTTTTGCCATATGGTAAATGTTTAACTGCTAATAACTATGTGGAAACAGAATTTGGATGTAAACGAATAAATGAAATAGAAGTTGGAGATAAAGTATGGACATTTAATACGAACACCAAAATTTATGAACTTTCCAATGTATTAAATATATGTAATTCGGGTGTTAAAGAAACATTAAAAATTTCAACACAACATAATGAAATAGAATGTAGTGCTACTCATCCGATTTTGGTATTTCAAAATAATAAGTCATGTTTAGAATATAAACAGGCTAAAGATATCAATATAAATGATTTGTTGGTTATAACATCCAATAAGCATCGAAAAGCAAACAAAATGCCTCTTAATAAAACTTTATTGACTGAGGGAAATCATAATGGATGGAAAAATAATATATTAAATCTTCCAGACTATATCGATTTAGAATTTGCAAGATTTTTTGGATTTATGATAGGGGATGGATGGATAAATCAAGACTTCAATCGAGTAAGCTTTGCAAGAGGAATAAATGAAACTACAAATTCAAAATATGATAGCATTCTTGCCAAATATAGTGGTAAAAATGTAATTGTTTTACCCCCCGGAGAAAATTCAGGAGGACAATCATATGTTGATTCTAAATTATTAGCAGAATTTCTTTATGTTAATGGTTTTAGAGGGACTGTGACCACAAAGCGAATACCACATTGGGTTTATGAAATGTCTGATGAATTTCAGCGGGAATTTATTCAAGGGTTAGTAGATGCAGACGGAAGCATTTTTACAGATAAATGGAATGTTAATCGCTATTCCATTGAATTAAATAATAAAGAGTTAGTAGAAGATATTAAATCTTTACTCGGAAGATTAAACATAAAATGTTCCAACGTAAAAACTCGGGGGTTTGAAGGAGAGACGGAAATTTGTGGAATCAAATGTAATCGCAACAAGTCTTATTATATTTATTTCTATCTTGATGGAGAAGAAAAATCTCAACTCAAAAAATATGATTTTGTCCATTCAAATAATATTTTCTTATATCCAGTAACAAAAATAGAAAATATCGGTGAACAAGAAACATTCGATATTCAGGTGGATTCTTCCAATTCTAATTTTATATCAAACGGAATTATTGTACATAATTCTATGATTGAGGGGGCTCGTCGTGTTTGGAAACAGCTTTCACTTATGGAAGATGCTATGCTTATTAGCCGAATCATGCGTGCTCCTGAGAGGCGAATTTTTTATACTGATATTGCAAATATCCCTCCCAATGAAGTCGATGCTTACATGCAAAAAATGATGGATAAATTGAAAAAAGTACCATATATTGATGAAAAAACGGGAGAATATAACTTACGATTTAATCTTCAGAATATGATTGAAGATTATTACATTCCTGTTCGTGGAGGAGATAGTGGAACGCGAATTGATACTTTATCCGGAATGGAATGGACCGGAATTGATGATTTAGAATATATTAAAACAAAAATGATGTCTGCTCTTAAAATTCCCAAAGCATTTTTGGGATTTGAAGAGGGTATTTCTGGTAAAGCAACTTTAGCTTCAGAAGATGTTCGTTTTGCTCGCACTATTCAACGTTTACAACGTATTATTGCATCCGAATTAAGCAAAATAGCTATTATTCATTTATATGCTCAAGGATATCGGGACGAGTCGCTTGTTGATTTTGAAATTGAATTAACTAATCCATCTACTATTTTTGAAAAAGAAAAAATTGAAATTTGGCAAGATAAAGTTAGCGTATCCATTGATATGATTGATAATAAAATTTTTCCTTATAAATGGATTTATAGAAATATATTCAATATGTCTGAAGATGATATAAAACAGGTACAAGAAGAAATTGTTGAAGATGCCAAGCAACGTTTTCGTTTCACGAGGATAGAAGAAGATGGGGATGACCCGGCCAAGCCGTACAAGAAAATTAAACTTGGGGGGGATGAAGAAGAGGAAGGTGGAGGAGGGGGAGGAGAGTCCGATTTAGGAGACCTGTTAGGCGGCGGGGGAGGTCTTGACAAACCCCTACCAGATTTAGGAGACCTTGGAAAAGAAGGAGGAGGTGGCGGTGGCGGCGGCGGCGAGGCAGGAAAAGCACCGGACCTTTCGGCCATAAAAGAAATTACAGAAAAGAAAAGGATGGAACTCCATAAAGAACGTAAAAGGGACCGTAAGCGAGACCGTAGAGACCGATACCCAAGTGGCCGAGACCAAACGGGTGAAAAGAAATCTCCGAATATTTCGGAAGACCCCCTGGGAGCATTAGCAACCGATGAAACACATAAGGAAAAAAGCGAAGGGAAATCTTCAAGTGCCATTGGTCACAATTATGCGGGAGGTTCGCCATTAAGTCTAAAAGAGCGGAAAACTCGTACTGTAGATGATGGAATGATTACAAGCCTTTCAAATTTTCTTAAAAAATCTCAATCAGAGACCAAAAAAGAACTTTTGGAAGAAAATCGTCTTACCGGAAGTAAATCCCTGCTAGATGAATCTCAGATATTAGAATAATGTAAATTTGACAATATAAATATAAACATTAATCTATTCTTATAATGTTATAAGTTTCCTTTTATTTGTTTATATTTATAATATAAAGAATAAAATAAAAAATATATGGTACTTAAGAAAAAGCGTCATTCTAAATTCCGAAATACTGGAATTTTATTCGAGCTACTTACTAAACAAGTAACCGCAGATATTATTACAGGAAGGGATTTTTCGCCAGCTAAAGATTTGCTGCATAAATATTTTAAAGAATCTACTGAACTTGGACGAGAATGGCAATTATATAATACTCTTTTAAATGATAAAATTAAAGATGAATCCCATGCAGAACGATTTTTTTCTGTAATTTTAGAATCCCGAAAAAAATTAAATAATAAAAAGCTTGCTCTTCTTAAATATAATTTAATTAAAGAAATTAAAGAAACATATCCAATTGAAGAACTGTTAAAGGCTCCAGTGCGAAATTATCGTGTTTTAGCTTCCATATATAAAGTTTTTGAAGATATTTCGGCTTCTGAAAGTAAATTTGATATTAAAGAAGTGTATCAAGCTAAAAATTGTATAGTAGAACATATTATTGACCGCCCAAAAACTAAACAAACGGATGAAGAGATTATTAATTATTATAAATCCCAATCCGAAGATATACGATTGCTTACTTATAAGCTTTTGTGTGAAAAATTTAATAATAAATATGCAAGTACTTTAAGTGATGACCAGAAAGAAGTTTTGCGAGAATATATTTGTAATATTGCAAATACAAATAATTTTAGTATATATGTAAAACAAAAAATTACAGAAATTAAAAAATCTTTAACAGAAATAATAGATAAAATTAAAGATTCAGATGTAATGAAAATTAAAATTCGGGAAATTATTAATCAGATAGATAAAATTAATCCTGGTAAAATTGTTAAAGATAATCATGTAATGGTATTAATGTTATCTTATGAATTATTGAGGGAAGTAAATAAGCAGCTTAAAGAAAAATAAATTTAAACGAGGAAAATACAATGATAATAGATATTAACGTTCTCAAGAAATTAAATAATAGGTTTGGAGTTGCACCCCTGTCCAGATTACCAGATATTAAAAACGCACTTAAATTTTCACATTATTTTATAAAACTTCCAGACCAATACGAATCCATTTTAACGGATGCTGAATATGAATGGGATGAAGAAGATAATGCATATAAATATGGAAATCAATCCATTTATATTGCTCCTAATGAATTAATTATTTGGGTTTTTAAAAACACTCTTGTCCGGTTATTAAGTATTAATAATATTAAAAAATGGATATCGGGTAATGACGAATATCCAATGGGAAAGGCCAATGCGTTCTTTATTGTATATGGAAAACTTACAGGACAAGACTTTGGAACAGGAGAAGAGGCGGGAGATAATATTCCTGCTGGTGAAACATTCACCGATGAAGAAGAGGGAGGAGTGGCTACGGAACCTTCTAAAGAAGAAAAATCTGGGAAAGATTATTCCCCGTCAGATATTCAAAAAATATTAAAACAATCCGAAGAAGAAGAAGAAGAAAATTCAACATTAACTACGGGTAAGTCATCTAAACCTTCATCGTCAATTCTTCCTCCAACCCGTTCTAAAGTAGGAAATTCAATTTCATATAAGCCGGGAGATGTGGCTAGAAATCTATTAAACACATTATTTAAAATATATCATTATAACCCCGAAAAACCACATCCTATCCGTATGCCCGCAGATGAAATTATTGATTTACATCAAAGAGCTTTAACTTTACATCCTGTTGATAAAAAAATCATAATAGATTTTCTTAAAAGCGGAGTCATTCAACCTTTAGAAGAAGGATATATAACTAAACAACAATTCAAATCTCTTTTAGAATATATTATCAAGGGAACTATTAAAGAAATAAAAAAGAATAGTTCAAAAAATAAAAAGAAAACAATTCCCCGCAAAAAGGATATTGATGAAATAACAACAACTGGTAATGTTCAAGGATATAATATACCGGGAGCATTTGCAGGTAATAATTCATCTCGCCGAAAAAGTAATATAAAACCTAGTGAATATACACTGACTTCCGATGGGAGAGAAGAATTACAGCGGCCAGCCGATAGACTATATGAATCCTCAAGATTTAATTTTAAATCTTCAAAACAAAAATTGAAAGAGTCAAGAGAATATAGTGCAGAAAAACTTTACCAGATGTGGAAAGAAGACCGAGACGGGGAATATATTTATGTTGATGATAATGGAGCTGCTTATTATGTAGCACATGGAAGTGTAAAGGAAACAATAGCTTCTCGGGGTACAGAAGATGAAGAAAAATTTCAATTAATTAATCAATGGTTTGAGAAAAACGGAATTTCTTTAAATATTTGGCATATTAATGAACGTGGAAATGTTGATTTAATGACAAATAAAGGAGAAATATTGGGTGGATTTGTATAATGATTAAATTATCACATATTATAGAGCAATACGGGGCTGAGAATCAATATTATGATATTGGGGCGGATTTTGCGGCTTTCAATAGAATGATAGAAGGGTCTAATCAGCAAATAAAACAAACCTATGAAAAGAAAATGGCCACGTATCTTGTGGGGAAAAGAATAAAAGCAAGTGCTTCTCGCGGATATAAGCAATTTGTTAAAGAATATGAATTCGATGTTGCGAATATTAAAATTGAAGATGGTTATGATAATTTTGTTGTAATAGCATATGATAATACAACCCCAAAACCAAAGGAGTATTTCCTTAAAACGGGATTTGGACGTAAGGTTCAAATTCTCGGACCTTCTACAGGAAAACCTTCTCCGCAGAAAGGCGGAGACCCTCGCTTTGAAAAATCGAAACCAACGGACCCGACGACGACTCAGCCAGGGCAGAATTCTAATATATCTCAGTCACAACCTATGGCTTTAGCACCGGCGGGACAAACCCCTCCTGAAACTAAGATAAAGGAATCGGAAAACAAAAATAATGTTTTTGATGCTTATTCAGTAGATAATATTGTAGAAGATGTTAAACAATGGTTGCCCGTCTTTTTTAAAAATCCAGAAACTCAAATTCAAGAATTTATTAAAAAACAGGGGTGGAAAAAAAAGCTTGATAATCGTACATCTGTAGCAATATTTGAATTACAAATACCATTTGATATGGTTAAAACTAAAATTAATGCTCAAATGATACAAGATATATTGAAAAGAAATAATACAATTTCAAATCCAGAAAAAAATGAAAGAGCTCAATATTCATTAGTTAAATTTGACCCCGTATTAGAAGAAGGAAAATGGATTGTTCGTATAAAGAAAACGTTTTCATAAATATGAAACATATTAAAACATTTATAAAAGAATGTATATCTGAGGTCATTATTGAAAATAAAACTCGTAACATTTTAACTAAAAAAGAACGTTTTCTTATTAATAATAAGTTTGAAAATATAGGGCTTAATAAAGATAAAATTTTTAGAAAACCAGAACATGGATTTCAATTGGCGGCAATGGCTTTGTGGGACCTCGGGTTTCAAATTGAAACAGCAACTCTTGATTTACTTATGGGAGCCAGTGGCAACAGGAAATTTAATTTTTATCGTAAAAAATTAGAGGGACAAACGCCGTTTAATAATTTACCTGAAATTTCTAACAGCCAAATAATATTCCAATGGGAATCATTATATGCACCAACACATTTATTTCCCAGTGGAGAAAAATATAAAATTTTAGCTTATGCTTCATAAATTATTTTAAAAATATGAACTCAGATAGAAAACTTTTAGTCGAATGCATTACATTTGAGGCAGACCAGCAAATGCTTAAAGAATCTGCGGCAAATCCAAATCAGCCTTTTATGGTGCGAGGAATTTTGCAACGAAAAGGAAAGAAAAATCAGAATGGAAGAATTTATCCAGACGAAGTTCTTATACGTGAGGCCGATAAATATGCCCGAACATTTATTGCTGACCGACGAGCTATGGGAGAATTGGACCATCCCGAATCATCCGTCGTCAATCTTAAAAATGTATCTCATACAGTAACAGAAATGCATTGGGATGGCGATGACCTTGTTGGAACTGTTGAAGTTCTTACAACTCCTAACGGAAACATTTTACGCGAGCTTTTTCGAAATGGAATTAAACTTGGTATATCGAGTCGTGGACTTGGTACTCTTAAAAAAATCTCTGAGAATGCCGCCGTCGTCGGAGATGACTTTGAATTAATTGCTTTTGATTTTGTATCAAATCCATCAACACAGGGGGCATTTATGAGTCCAGTAGGGCAAGTTTCACTTTCCGAGGGAGTTGAATATAAAAATCCAACAACTAATCGTTGGGAACGTACTGACGATATTATTCGTAACATTCTTTCTGAAATAGGATAACAATTTTATCAGGATATGGAAAAAATACATTCATTTTTAAATAAAGGCTCAGAAATTAAATTTTCTAATTCTGGACCATTTCAAATTAATGAATATAGGGACACATGTACATACAATGGTAAAGAATATGAGTTCCCCCTTCGTATAACTTTCCGCAGACCAAAGACAGATAAATATATTAAATCAATAGAATTTGATAATTTAGTAATAGCTCTTGAAATATTTAAAAAAGTTGTTGATAGACATCCAAAATTAAAGATAGGTTTGTATGATTATATTGGACGTACTCTATTAGAACATCAACCTCCAACTAAACCTAAAACATGTATATGTAGAGGCGAAGAATATAAATTACCTCTTAGTATAGAACTTCGTACTCCAAAGACAGATGAGTATCTTAAATCAATAGATAATTTTGATAATGTAGATATTGCTATTGAAATATTTAAAGATTATGTTGACAAATGTCCGAGATTAAAGGTAGGTTTGTATGATTGTATTGGACGTGCTCTATTCGTATATGACCCGAAACGCAAGTCAATTATGGAATCTAATCCTCAACTTAAAAATAAATTTTTTACAGAATCTCATCAAATGAAAAATAAAAAACTTAATTCTTTTATACGTCGTTGTATCGCGGAAGTTTTAATTGAGCCCGAACCAATAGAAGAAGGAAAGTATTCGTCTTTAGCTTTGGCCGGGTTGCTTGGTTTAGCCGCAGCAAAATCAATTCCACATAATTCTCCTTCTAATATAGATACTAAAAAACCGAAAATTCATATGGCTGACCCAACTAAAGAATTACCTTCTGAAAAAGGTATGGGTTCTTGGGAATTAGCAAAGAAGTTATGCGATAAAAATAAAGGTATGGGTTCTTGGGAATTAGCAAAGAAGTTATGCGATAAAAATGAAAACGTTGCTAAAAATTTAGTAAAACTTAAAGAAAATATTAAAAATGACCATAAAATTACAAATAATGAACGAAGAGATATTAATAAAAAATTTGTAAATTTGGGATTAGATGGCAATGGTCGATTTGAAAAAAAAGAACATGGCCTTTTAGCCATAACAAATGCTTTAGATTCATTGGGATTTATCCTTGATATGGTAACCGCCGATAGGATTATGGGTGATAGCGGCCATATAGATAATTTAACTTATCGTAGAATTAATGACCCAGGAGCCGACCCTTTTACTGAAAAACCAGAAATTATAAATAGTCGTATTGTATTTTCTTGGTATAATAAATCTCAACCGGGGCAACCAACCAACTTTGAAATTTTAGCTTATGCTTCATAATTTTATT